TTGTTGAATACTCCGTACTGAGGGTACTGAACACTGATGGTATTAGGCAACTTGCACTTGATGCCAGCCACCTCTGCCTGCAGCGCAGCCAAAGCTGCATTTACTGGTGTGATAACCTGAGCCTGATAAGACTGCAAAGCCTGTGTCTGATGCTCGTTTGAAATCTGTGCAAGCAGGGCACTGTTCTTCTCTCTCAAAGCATCGAGCTTATCCTGCATAGCCTGTGTCTGCATCTGATCCAACTTAGCCAAGACAGACTGATTGTTAGCATCAGCCTTGTCACGAAGCATCAAAGCATTGGCATTTGCCGTATCATTGATGGCGTGCGTCTGCTGACAGATAGACAACTTGATGTTGCCATCCATTGCAGTTATGGCGTTATTGGTCTTGCAGCAGCATTCTGCCAACTGGGTAGCGATGGCATTATTGCCCTGCATGATAGCAGTCAAAATCTGATTAGCATTCATGCCCATCTGATTGCCGAGGTTGCAAATCTGCTGACCTAAGCCATTGATTGCAGCCATAACTGCGTCACTTGATGTGTTGAGGGCTGTAGCCAAGCTCTGAACATCAAAGCCATTGCGCTGAACTGCCTGCATGATAACGGCAGTATTGGCATCATTGTTAAGCATTGGCACAACACCGCCCTGTCCGTTAGAACCCATGCAGCGATTACCTCCGAAGAGTCCCATACCATTATTGCCCATAAGGATGAACAACAGAAGGATTGCAAAGATGTCTTCACCCCAGCCATTTCCGTTTCCACGGTTGTTCAAGAGTGCAATCAGACCTGGGTCAACGCCCTGTCTCTGCATGAGTGCAGGAAGCATAGCCAAGATTCCATTAGAGCCTGTACCGCTTGTGCCGCTCTCTGGATTGAACACGTAAGTTTTACTTTCCATATCCCGAATTTTTAATTTAACCTTAATATATATAACTAACACTATTGTAACGTTACGTCTGCAAAATTAGAAAATAGTATTGAAATAAGCTATAATACTATCATAGTTTCTGTTAGCGGCTCTGTATCAGCAGTTTAGTGTGATAGTAGGTTGTATCATTTTTATCCTCTTAGAACGAAAGAATTTACTTTGCAAATAAAAAAAGCGACTACTCATCACGAGCAGCCGCTTCATAAATTACCCTGTTTTAATCTTTACACCTAAAGAAACTAAGAATTATCTTTTCTTATACTTATATATAATATATACAATGATCAAAATCAATACAAAATAGAAGAACTTACCGGTTTCTGTAAATACCTTTTGCATAAAACTTGTAGGTTTTTCTATATAAATCTTTTCTTTTTCAATATGTTTAATATCTACTTTAGATGAATCTTTTCTCGAATGCTTTTCATCCTTAAGTTTATCTTTATATAAGGCAATGCTATCCAGCAAAGCTTGATACCTTTCTGTCGATAATTCATGCCTTTCATAACGAAACTTATTTTCAGATATTTTATTGCCATTAGCATCATATTTGAGTACCGTACTATCAGTAATACAAGATTTATCTTTTATTGATGATTTTAGTACCTCCGAATGTTTGGCTTTATACTTCTCTATTTCTTTCTCCATTATAGACTGAAAGATGGAGTCATATTTTATTTCTGTCCTATTGTCTGTCAGCAATACATCTTTTGTTGTTGTCTTTGTTGACTTGCAGCCAAGGAACACTAACATAATGACAAATATAAGAGTTATGTTTAATATCTTCATTACCTGTTTAACTTTAAATTTCCATACGTAAATATAACTAACTTGACGGATTTAACTTACTCCTCCTTACTGTAATCGTTACCTTGAATTAAGCAACCAAACGCAATAACACACGCCAGAACAATAATTGCTAAAATAATCTTTACCATCATATTTTTCCCTCTTTTTCTGCGTAATTAAAGTAAGCTGTTAGATATGGTATTTTCTCAATAAATTTGAATCTCATGAGATAGTAGAGAAAACTCACTACATACCATGGAGGAGTCCCCTTCTTAAAAATCAGTTTTAAATTCTTAAGAATATTACATCCATAGAACCACAGAACTAAATACGATATAAAGGAAACGCATTGAACCGAGCCTTCCATCTGCCCCTTGAATCTGCCGATGGCATATACTGCCGCGCAGAGTACAAAGAAGACCGTAGCGTGACCAATACACACAACTGCTTTCTTTAACTCAAAGTTCTCTCCTTTTGCAATCATGCCACTAAGGTAGCCAAAAATAAAGTTGAGGGTGAATACGATCATAAGCGAAGATAGCTCACCTTCTATCGGCTTTAGATAGGCGAGTATTGCAAGAACTACGCCAATAATTATATCTTTAACTTTATCTGCCATACGATAACTATTTGATGATTAAACAATAATGCTGCAAATATACGATAAAATATTTAATCATCAAATAGATTTCATAAAAAAGTGCAAAACTTTATGCACTCATATAAACGCATATATATAATTTCCTCGAAATATTGTATTTTTTGGTATATATTTTCTTCGAAATATTGTATTTTTAAAAGCATCGGAATCGGGGGGAATAAAAAAGAGAGGCAATCACTTACCTCTCTTTAGCTTATAAGAAACAATTAAAATACAGATACAGTCCAACTCCGAACCACATTATCAATATCATAGTTGACATCGTTACCCAAGCCAGGAAGAACTTATCTATCGTCTTATACTTATAGGAAAGGTACAGATAAGCAATGAACGTGCTGTTGATGATTACCAGTATCGCTACTATAATCAAAGTACAAAACATATAATCCATACTCATATATGCTCGCTTATCCGTGCTGCGATAGGGCTTATACGTTATGATTTTCTCTTACTCTTAATATAGTGAAGAATATCCCACTTCTTAAAATATCTCGTATGTCCTCGCTTCTTGCATTCTCCGTTAGGAATGTCGCCTCTCGCTACCATCCTGTTCAACGTAGCATCAGAAACGTGAAGCTTCTCTTTTACATCCTCTGTGCTCATCATCGGGTTGAGCATATCGGGGATAATGTCGCATAATCTATCCAAGTCCTCATCGCTCATTCCGCAAGCGGTGATTTTCTCGCCATTTCTCTGCTGCTCGTCTGCCTTAAAGCAAGCATCACTGAGCGACTTTAGAGCCGTTCCGAGTATCTTATAATTCAATATCTTTCCCATAATTATGCACAGATTTTACGTCCTAATTTTGTTTTATTGATAAACATTTCGGCAAATCCGTATAGGTAGAACAACACCGTCACTACCATAACAGTAAAGCAGGAATCTATCATATCATTAGTCGTGTACCAACTCCATTCCACGATGTGAGCCGCATTGATGCCGAAGAAATAGAAGAATGGTATTCTGTATCTCCAACATAGGAAAAAGAATCTGCTCGCCAGTATAAGAACCATTGGCAAAATATAAACCATAAAGTAGATGAATAAATAGCAGGGAAAATTCTCATTGTTAGTTATGAACATTTCTCTTGGATGCTGGCTAAAATCCCACATTCCGTATGCGTGAAAGCACATAATAATTATCGGAACATACTTGCAGAACCAGCTAAAGAACTTCAAGATTCTCCTGCTATACCGATTTCCATGTTTCATCAGCAAGTTCATCAGTTCAGTAACATCTATATCCTTTATCAACCGTTGTACTTCGTCTTCTTGTTCTTGTGTCATCGATAAACCTCCTTTTTGTCTATAGTTAACGTTTTTGACAAAATTACAATTTTTTGCTCAAATCAATTCATTTTGAGTAAAATTTTAAAGTTAAACTTTGCTAAAGTAACAATCTGTAAGCAAATTATTCGTATATCAGTGCTTGATGAGCTATCTTTTATTCTATATTCTTGTATTCGGTCTTTGCATCGAAACAAGGACACCATTTCTTCCATTTTCTTGGATCACTCCCCCAGACGTCTCTGTGACCAAGAATGACGGCATGAGGATATTGATGATGCAGCTCTGTAAGTAACGACCTCAGAGCTACCTTCTGAGCCTTAGTTCGGTTGTCGATAGGCTTACCTTTGCTATCAATTCCACCAACGTATGCGATATTGATAGCAGTAGAGTTGTAGCCCTGCACACCGTTGCTGACCTTACTAATGTCTAACAACTGATGTATAACTCCATCCGCAGTTACCACCTTGTGATAACCGGGATTTCTCCAACCCTTCGCCTTAAACTCTGCCAACAGTTCCTTGACTCCCCACTTCTGAGAAGAAGCGGTACAATGAACGAAAATTCTTTTTATCTGTCTCATAATAATGAATCTAAAATAAAGTAATTAATAATACTACCGAGTAAGATTACTACGGAATACCTCACAATATCTTCCCACTCAAACTTTGCCAAATGGTAGTGTTTGTACTGATAAATCTCTCTACCTACCATTACTGGCAAAGCAAGCAGACCTATCAATATACTGATAAGCAGCCAACAAGCAAGACCAATCCAGTCTCGCTTGTTTAGTTTTAACACATTCTTCATAGTGCAAATATCCAGTAAGTCAAATATACGTCTAAGAATGCCGCCAATTCTGCCCAGTAATAGCCTACAGCCTTTGGCTTTTTAGCTGGAGGGAAATAGATTATCAGCACCGCAATAGCTAATAATAGAGTAGGAGCAAGATTGACACTCGAACACCATCCTACGCACCCGATGGCTGCTGTGATGGCTGCTGATTTGTGAATGATATGTTCTGCGCTATCAAGGTAGCGAGGAACGAAACCTACAAACATCAGTCCTGCGCATCCGAGAAACGCAAGGAACTGAATACCTTTACATGAGTCGAGCAAAGGAATGAGCATAAGGATAGCACTCACAAACATAATCAGCGTAAACACCCAGCCGTAATTTTGTTTGCGTTTATCGCCTATCACTTCACTGCCCGTACACCTCTGCAACTGGTAATACACATCACTCATCATGTCGGGAATGCCGAACCGCATGGCTGCGAGCAAGAGAAATCCTGCCCACAGAAGGAAAGAAATCATACTTAATACATACATAATCTTTAGAAATTTAATTAGTTACACATTAATACCATTTTATCGACGTCAACAAAATGGTCTTACCATTTTCGTGACATCAGGAAAATGGTGCTATCATTTTTCCCGATGATGGGAAAATGATGCTACACTTTGAGATTAAGCTTTTCAGGATAACCCGTCTTATAGTTATAAGCCTCTACCTCCTCAATGGTTGTCAGCTTATTGACCTCTGCCTGATGAGTAGCGGTCACATTGTAGCAATCCTTAGCATACACCTCAATAGTACAGATGAGGTCTTGAGCTACTGTGATAGGCATGACAAAACACTTTCCATCAAGCCAAAGGCTCGTCTCTTCTCGACCCTTATAAGCAATTCTCTCATTACCATCAAATACTCGGTCTCTTAAATTAAAGTCGAGCCAATGTTGTTCTCCGTTAAGGTAAAAAGCATTGACAGCAGGGGATTTGTCGTAGGCTGTGATTTCTGCTATCTTATCAGCCTTTGCCTGTTCGAGATCCAAGGCATTCATCTTAGCCGAAAACTCAACAAATGCCTTCTGAACCTCGTTTTCATCGTACTCACCGATAGGAACGGTACACTCGTAGCATTCGTAAGCTCCCATTTTTTCGTCAAGCACAGCAGCAAGATGGCGAACCATTATTCCTCCATGCTCATACTTTTCACTAAAATCGCCTTTAGGGATAAAGGCCTTGATAAAATTAATTTTTTTCATAATCTTTTACATTTTATATTTATTCATTATTCTAATTTTCTTCATATTTATGCAGAAAACTCTGTCTTTGTGCGGCATCATAGTCCACGCTTTTCGTCTAATGTTATAAGTATTGCAATGAGCAAGCATACCCATCAGACTGTTGATGCGGTTTGCATACCTCTGTAATACTTCACCTTCAGGGTTGGGCGCCATCCCGAACCTATCAATCACGTCATATAGATGTTCTATCGTTCGTTGGTTTGGAAGTGTCCTGCCTGGACGAATTAATACGCCCGTGAACCTCACTCCACTCGCTGCTCTCTGTAGGCTAACCTTATGAGGATGCAACGTAAGACCAAGCTCTTCTAACAGATAGTTCCTTGCCTCTTGCAGAATATTCAGGAGTAACTTTTTATCCCTACCGATAACCACAAAATCATCTACATATCTGCCATATCCACCATCTTCGCCCACTCGCTCTATCATCAGCTTATCGAATCGAGATAGCAGAAGGTTGGCAAGTAATTGCGATGGCAGGTTGCCGATCGGGAGTCCCTTGCCCTCACCGCAGGTAAAAAGCGACTTGTTAGCAGGAAGCTTATCCCACAAGCTCAAATCGCCTACTCGAACACAGTTCTTTGTCGGGTCATGTAAGACGACTTTCTTCCATAGCCACAGCCACCATTCTATATCACTTCCATGATACTTTTTTCTGATGGCCTTTTCGAAGAGGTCGTAAAGGAGTAAACGATTGATGCTCATGAAGAAGCCCTGTAAATCACCTTTCAATATCCATGCTTCCTTAGTATAGTTATCGCTCACTCGCTTTATTTGCTTCTTGACATCAGCGATACCATAACCAGTTCCCTTACCCTTACGGCAGGCATACGCCTTATCTGTCATTTCGCCTTCGAGTATATCCGTGAACTTGATAGCAAGCAGATGGTGAATGATGCGGCCACGGAAATCTGCACAGAACACTTCCCTGAGCTTTGGTCTCGTCACACAAAACGCCTTGCTCTTACTTATCTCATATATCATCGAGTTGAGTTCGATATATAGCTGATAATTATTCGCAATGTAGTTCATCTGATATTCGATGCAACCTGGTGTTGAACCTTTATGCTTGCAGCAGTCATAATAGGCGGCATACACCTCTTCTATCGTAACATATTCTCTTTCAAATTTCATATCCCTTTAAAAATAGCAAATACAGAGGCATTCGCCACTGTTGGATAATCGTAAACCGGCAGGACCACGTTACTGTTCCACTTGTTGTTGTTGTTTGCACTACTACTGTAGTTCCAAGCGTTCGTAGCGCTGCTCTGCGTATCTCGGTACATTCTCTGTTTTTCAGTCTGTTCACTTCTCACATAAGTGAGTTGCGTGATTGTACCCCTTGTCACATTCAGTGACTGCACTCTCGCATTGTCGTTGACTCTGCAATTCTCGCCTTTGCGCTTCCGCTCAGACTTCCGCCAGCCATACGCCTCCTTTAATACCTTATCTGTCATCATACCAAGGTTGGTTGCCTGTTTCTTGTTTAAGAACTCGGCATCCGTAAGGAGGTTGATTCTTGACTTGACTTCCGACATAAGCAGAATATAATCGTGCATACGCTCCTCTCTATTCTCCCAACTTTCATTAATTCTCCTAACTAAGTCAAGAGCTGTACAAGACTTGACGACCGCTTCATTGTAGGCTGTAAACCTGACGGTTCTACTCACGCTATTACTATACTTGAGTAATATCTTGCACAAGAGTAGCGTATCTTTGTATATATACAAATCCTCTGTAAATGCCATTTTTTAAGGGAATGAAATTAAAAATTGCTCTTATATCCCTCCCTGCTCATTGCTCGCTGTTCGCTGCTTGCTCGCTGCTTACATGGAGAGAGGAAGAGATTTAGAAGAGATAAAGAGATTAACAAGCGTAAACTGGCAGGACCACGTAACTGAGCCACTTGAAGTAGTTGTTTGCACTACTACTGTAGAACCAAGCGTACGTAGCGCTGCCCTGCGTAGAAGTCCATCTGCTTTTCTTCATCACGAAGTTGTAATAATTAGTAGCCACTTCTTCACCATACAGGGTCTCCAGCACCTGCCGTATGATACCGATATTAGCTACATGCACATATTCCTGTCCTATCGACATGACAAATCCATGCAAATCCTCCCCCCAGATGCTGAATATCTGTTCATACGCATAATCAAAAGCTGGCACAGATAAACTTCGCTCCTGAGCCTCCTGGCGGATAAGGTATGATGAAGACTCTCCGTTGTAGTAGTTTGCATCCTTCACATTATTACCATTCAAGGCAATAGAATCGAACTGTAAGTTCTGTGTACACCATTGTTTGCTGACCAACTGCGACACATTCTTAATATCACTTGTGCGAATACAGAATGTTCCATGGTTGGCTGATAATGAGGCATCTGCCACTTTGATAGCTACCGCATCATCAGCGTTTTTACCTGCTGCTACCCAGTCTTCGATGTAGTACTCATTTTTATCAATATCTACTACAAAAATACCTGCCTTAAACTGATAGAACCTGTAGTCGATAAGTCTCTGAGGAACATTCGCGGTATTGGTTCTTGAATTTTTGTTAAAGCTAACGTTATAGCCATCCTGATTATCAATTCTTACAGTATATTCCTTCTTATATGGTACGAATACCGTTACCTGACCTTTTGCGTCAGTTTGATAGGTGGTATCTTTTCCGTCAACGGTCACAACAACAGGAATACCTTCCCATGCCGTCCCCACGTTATTATCGTACTTAGTAACCGTGATAATCGCCTTCTCCATACTGTCTTCATCGTAAGGCAGATATTCTACATTGATATTACGACTGCCCAATACTGCTGTATAGCCTTGAGGAGCGATAGGCTGCGCATTGCCATACTCAGGGAATACGACCTGATAGTAGTTTCCTCGATAAATAGTGAATGTAGCCTTACCCTCTGCGTTGGTGGTATAGCTCTGAGGTGTCTTTCCGTTATTGAGGAACACATTAATCTTAATGCCTGCCACCTTGATAGATTCTACTGAAGAGGAGATGGTGACAGTCACCTCCTCATCGGTATTGATAACATCTACTGACTTCGTTTCTCCGTGCCTGTTAGTCACAGATATTGTTGAGCCTGATAACTCCACATTACAGGTTTCCGCACCTGTTGTGGCGGTCTCTGCGGCTTTGATGGCAGTAGTGAAATCACTCTCACGCTTTGTTTCTGCGTCCGCACGAGATCGCTCTGCTTCTACTCTTGCATTTTCTGCGGCAGCTCTGTCTGTCTCTGCCTGCTTACGAGTTGTTTCTGCATCAACACGCTCATTCTCGGCTGATACTCGTCCCGACTCAGCCCTTACTCTATCTTCCTCGTCAGCAGCAACCTTACTATTGAGCTTACCGACTTCTACTGATTTGCTTATCGCATCATCTGCTGCCGCATTTGCTTTAGCTGCCGCTGCATTCGCAGCTGATGTTGCGGCATTAGCCTTACCTGTAGCATCATTGCAGGCAACGATAGCATCATTCGCAGGCTTCTGCAATAGTTTTATCTCGTCCTCAGTGAGGTCAGCAAGCGTAATCTTTTCGCCTTTAGGTATAGCGAAATTAAGCGTATAGACAGGGTTTCCGCTTGCGTCTGTTCCATTCGCTACAAGAGATGCGCTTGCGGAAGAACCTGGAGCCAATGTGCTGACTGAGCCAATCACAATCTGAGGAGTCTTACCCGTAAAGCCACGGAAACCACTCATATCTACAAGATATGAATAGAATTTCTGCCCTTGTTCATTCAGAGCAACTACATAGAGCTTTGCGTTATCCTCATCCTCCACATTGACGGTATTGATAAGAACGAAATCATTCTCGGCAAAAGTATTTACGTCCGTTGCGTTCATTGCAGAGACAGAAGAAAATACCTTCTTGATTTGGAATGCCTTACCCGTAAGGTTCACGTCCGTCTTGTCGTAGCTACCAGTTGACACATTCCACTTATAATAGTAGCCGTCTGCGTCCACATAAGGAGGATGCGAGTAGGTGGACAGCGCCTTGTTAGTAGCATCATCGCAAGCCTTCTTGGAAGTAGCAAAATCCGCCTCTCGTTTAGTCTCTGCTGTCACACGGCTTTGTTCAGCATCAGTACGCTTCTGTTCAGCGATTACCCTCGCTTCTTCCTCCTTCTTTCTCGCTTCCTCGTTAGTATTGAGGGTATCGTTTGTCTCCTTGTTGGTTTTGAGAGCATCATTCGCCTTATTGATGAGGTCAGACAATTCCACGGAAGGAGGGAGGATGACTATAGCGGTATCCATCTCCACGCTATTATCGCCCTCGTCAGTCTCTCCAAATTCAGTATCAGCATCGGCATTCTTAGCTACAATGGAAAACTGAGGATATTCGTTGCTTCGCCAGTCGTTGCCAAAGATTTTGCCCTTAACTTCGATAGCATACGTTCCAAGGCTCATCTTGTCACCCTCCACTCTTGCAAGGAGCACATTATCATCCTTTACATCAATTTCAAACGCAAGAGGAATGCGCCTAAACTGATTACATACCTGTACCATGACATCAGTACAGGCTGGCAGAGGAAAAGCCTGAGCTGTCCCCTCTACCATCTTCATCACCGGAATCTTCAGTGTGAAGTCATTACCTTTTACTATTTTTTTCATAAGCTTATATAAAATTTATTATAGACGATAATTCATCCATTGCAGTTGCCAATTACCTCTGATAAAAACAAAGATATTAAACTGGCCTATCATTCCTGAGAAGAATTTATTGTTTTTATCTCTTGTCTGACCGCCACAATATATCACTTCGTCCCCAGAAGGAACGATATATACCCTTTTGTCAGAACCTTGGATAATTATCAGCGTCTGCCCTTCAAGAGGATTGGCAGGAAGCGTCAGTGTCATTTCAGAACCATTCGTGCAGATAACCACTCCAATACCGTTTGGTATTGTCTGACCATCCCAACTAATACTCATTGAATTTGGTGCTAACACTCCTCGTATAGCGCCGTTTGTCTGTATAGCCGTTCGCTCACCTGTTGTGTTTTTTGCCTTTTGCACATTGATGGCGAAAGCAGGGTCATTCGGAGAGGACTTAATGGAATATATGTACGAGACTGGGAAATAATTAGTGTTGTAAGTCAGATCTGTAGGCAGGACATACTTTTTACACTCAGATTCTACTCCGCCGCATACATATCTCGCCGACGCACCATTGAATAGATAACTATGGTCAAAACCAAATCCGGAATCGTCCCATTCTGTGTAGCAATTTCCGAGTCTCATATACTTACCCGCATCAGGGGCACCTTGTCTGATGAACAAAGGCTTGTACATCAAGTAGGCTAAACCGTCATCAGAAGTAATAGTCGTTGTTCCGTCAGGGAATTTATAATCTCCGCTGTATGTAATCATATCGCCAGCTATGGTATATTGGTCCCTCTCGTCTGCGCCCGATGTCTTTATCCGAAAGATTCCAAGTCGGCTATTACCTGTCACATTCAGATTTTGCGCTTCAAGGTCCTGCGTTTTAATGCCTTCAGCTACGATGTCTCCTGCATTAATAAATTGTGCATTAAGCTTTCCATTTTGAAACATGGCTGCTTCGTCATAGCCCTCAGAAGGATTGGCTTTCGGGTTCTTTACTTGCACTTTGTTTCCGTACAGGATAACTTGGTCGCTCGTAATCTCTATACCAGCTGCTTTCAGACTCGCCTTATCCACAAGGTCACTCTTGCGCTCTGTGTACTCAGTAACGACTGCGCCCACCTCGATTTTCGGCTTCGTGATGGTCACACTCCAGCTCGTTACGCCAGTCTGTTGCGCATTCTTTGGGAACTGGAAGTAAATATGTTCAGGAAGTCTGCCCTTGAATCGAAAATGACTCCACACCCTCTGCTGCTTAGATAGCTCTTTTACTTGAATCAAAGCAACATAATTATCAACCTTTCCGCCATCTGTCACTTCGGTCATTGCACCATTCTGCGGTTCTGCGTAGAAAGTGAACTTGGTGTTTGTGATAGGATAATAGGCATATACGCCCATATATTTAGCATCACCCCTCACCTCGAAGCTGATAGTATAATCTACGCCGAGCTTGAATGTACTGCCCTTTATTCGATAGAATGTATTGTAGTCGTCAGAGCCTATATATGTGAGTTCATAAGCATCGCCCACAAGATCTTTTTGACCCTTTACTTCCAGCACATTACCACCAACATCAAGCGTTCTGGAATTATCAATCAAGTTAGCACCAATGATGTCATAATCGTTTTGCGATAGCGTCCAGCCACCATAGGTGTCACCTTCCTCGACCATCGGACGGCAAATATAGGCATCAATACGACCAACTTTGTCATTGCTATATTCAAAAAAGTTGAAGGCAATATAATCATACTCTGCATCGGTTGTATCTATGACCGTTGTGAATAATTGCCACTGATTAGGCTTAGGGACAAGACTGCCTGCCGAAAGATATTTTGGTGCTCCCTTTCTTTCGGCATTCGTCTGCTTATCTGTATAAAGGGCTTCGAGGCTTAGATGCCCATTTGTATCATTGGTATAATACCAACACGATATAACATACTTCTTGCCCTTTGTTATCTTGATGCTCTTACCTCCCTGTGAACCATCCCAAAATGCACCACGATAATGAGGTGTCCCATCAGTCTCGTCAATAGAATGAATGCAGTTTGTTCCCTGATACCCAGAGTTCATTTCTATCCTTACGCCATCGGTTATTTCGACATGGTTATCCTCACGCAGGAATGCGCTGCCCACGAGAAGGTTGCGTCTCGCTATCGACTTTTCGCTCACCGAGAGTGAGATTTCTCTTGCCGTCTGCGTAATCTCAGCCTTAAACTGTGTAAGCTCAGAAGAACCCACCTTATCATCCACTCTGGTACTGACCTCTTGCAAGGTGTTGGAGAATCGCTTGTTGGTGTTAACCATCTGACCAGTGAACTTGGCAACGTTGACCTGCACGTCCACATGAGCCGTGACGGTTGCAGAATCATTCGTGAGAATAAACTCCAAAAAACCGTTAGTCTTGGATATTGTGCTTTTGTTTCCCGCTGTGTCAGTGACAACCTGTGTCTCTATTTCAGTCACCTGTATCTCTAACGGAGACGTGTTCAAATCCTTCAGACTACCGTTACAATTATAGTAGTTGCTTGGAAGTCTGTCATACTTTGAGAACTGACTGGAGACATCCTTGTCGCCTTGATACACTCGTATCGTCGCAGTCTTGCCGCTAAAGGATGTAACTCTTCCGTTGTCGTCAGTATCAAAGATGAGCACCGATGGAGAAACCACGACTCGATAGACATCATCGCCTGTTATCTGTACAGGTGTTGACCAAGGAAGCACAGCCTTTCCTTCTTTCAATATAGCTTGACTCATCCATACCGTTGATGGCATAGAGACAAGATTATCGGATAGGTCGAAGCGAAATAAGCCATAGTCTCCGTTACTATTACTGCTGCTGTCCTTACAATAGGAGACATAGAAGAAATGCCGTCCTGCCGTAGCGATATGGTAAGAATATGAAGTTTCTATTCCTTTACCTGATATATATGCAATACCCTTCTTTCTAAGGTCGTTTGAACCAGTTGTCTCTGTATCAAGTTCATGAACTTGAACGAAGTCAAAGTTAGCCTCGGAATAAGCCTTAATGATAACATTAACGTCCAAATTATCTACATTTGTGGTAAATGAAACTTTCATTATCGCCCATCCATAGCTATCAGACAACCCAGCAGGAGATTTTCGCCATGTTTCTCCACTATCGGAAACTTCCGACCACTCCGAGGTGCTATATCCGCTCGTAGTATTATCGACGCTGTAATTTCCGTAGCTGATGTTGCTCACCTTGTTATAAGACCCACCTTTCTGAGGTGTGCGAGACCATCCGTCAGATAGCTGAGACAAGTCTTCAACAGTTGGTTTTGAAGGTTGAGACGGAGCATTTTTGTACGCCATTACAACACCCTCACCACTCTGCCCAAGAGAGAAGTTGGCAGAGGCAACGATATTATCACCGATATACATAACGACGGTAATAACAGACTTTCCTGCCCAAGCATCCTCATAATTCAAATAGCCGAAGTAATCATTTCCGCTATTTATCCAATCCGTCATATTATCGCTACGTTCACCATCGACATAGCATTTTACGGAAGCCGAATCACCAAAAGTCGCAATATTTCCCGAAACAGTGCTCTTACTGCCTTCCTGCTTACGGAAACTAACAGTTACAGCGGATTGATTGCTGTGACCTGCGATTGTTCTTAATTCCTTCATAAGACTCACGGAATAGCTAACTGCATCATCTCCCTTCTCGCCTTTGCCTCCAGAAAGGACTTTTTTCCATTGTTTCGAACTATCAGAAGGCTCTTCGCTGACATCAACCCCCGAATTAGCAACGCACACCCATACAGCGTTGTTGTGATTTACTTGGTCGTTCTTGTGATAAGTATTGTTGCTTACCCAATCACCACGATAGTTGATGATGTTGATAGTACTGCCGTCATCCGAAATCCACTCAAAACGTGAAGAGTTGATTTTCGTTCCACCTTTAGGTGAAGTCTCAAATACAGACAGAGATACCTCTTTATCACTACCATTCACGCTTTTCGTGATAGTATGCTTGTACTCGGTGATATTGGCATAACAAGCAATACGAGGAGCATATTCGCCCGTCGTCTCTAAGATAATCACGTTCTGTCTGTCTGTCTTGTCATACTCCTGATTATTGCCATCACGATGTCTATTACCATCCAGTACGATTGTATCGCCCTCAGCAGGAATGTCTCTCGTCTCCAAAGGTGCAGGGTTAGAGCCATTGTAACCCACACTAAACTCATCGTCGTAACCATCAATGTCATCACAATGCTTACCCACGACAATCCAAGCAAACGCCTGCCCATCGTACAATTCCACCTGTACTTCTTTCGTCTGCTCGTTGCCATCCTCATCAAGGTAAGTTTCCGTCTTAGTGCCGTAAATTTTTTCGTTCTGTGTAGATACACCACCATCAGGGATAGTACGCCAATAGCTCTTATTGCTTGCGTTCTGGTATGTTCCTCCAGACACAATCTCGCCCATGGTCTGACAGCGCGCTTGGTCGCCCTCCTGCCAGTCGTTCATCGTAGCAGTAGTACCATCATCGGCTAAGAGATAGCATTTCCAGCCAACACATTCCGCATCATCCTCAGTCGTTTCTACCCAAGATGTCGCACCACCAGCAGATACCGATTGCTTGACAGGCACAACCTTTATAAGCTTGCTGCCTGCCCCCGACAGATAGATGTTACCTCCCGAATAAGATAACTTTCGTACCTCTAATTCGTGAAATCTCGCCTTACCCCAGATAGTGAGGTTGGTGAAAAACGCATGATACTTGCCGTTCTTCTCCTTCTCGACAGAAAAGCCCTGTTCAGCCGCATTATCGTAATCGAGAGACTTGATGGCGCTAAATATCGCCTCGCCAAGCTCCGTAATCATAGCGTTATTACCAAACCTCGCTCCCATCATCAAGTCAGCAAGACCCTTGGCGATAAGGCCTTTAATAAAGGTTATCTTGCCATTTGCGGTATCATCGTTAAGCTTGGAAATGAAGGAATTAATTGACTTTCTTGCTGATAGAACATTACTATCTGTAGGTGGTGTTAAGTCGTTCATGCCTATTACATAGACGCCACCACTACCATTCCCACTCCCTATACCTCCTATCTGAGTTCCGTTTACCGTGATAGAGTCAACCTTGTCTTCCAACTTACCCAATCGGCTTGTTGCAGCCTTTTCGCCTACTGTGTACTGAGGGTGGTCGTAAGGAATATCCAAAGGTATCTCCATTCCGATGATACGAGAGTTTCGGTAGTGCTTGCCATCCGCATCCACCTGCGCAAACATATTATTAATCAGCTTTACCTGTTCACCGAGAGGATGGTAATCGTATGTCCCATTATTGTAGAACTTATCACCATCCATCGTGCAGGTGAAGTTTGAGTTGCTGATCATAGTCTTCTGATAGTACTGCTTCGCTCTATCGAACAGAGACAACTGAGCAGTAGGGATGAGGTCCGTATCTGTAATCTTGGTTGCGTCCCAGTTGAACAGAAAGAACTTATCACCAACCTTCGGACACATAACACCATCTGGGAGAGTTCTTCCGTAAGTGTCATTAGCAACAATCTCAAAGTAGTTAACCTTGTCAATGACTTTGAAACTAACATCGAACTCCATACCCATAAGGGCACCACTAGTGAACTTTATACCTAGAGTGAGATTACTCTTTATCCAGATAGCTTCAAAGTTTGTAGCGAACGAATCCGTAGCCGTGACCTGCCAAAACGTCTGTGTAGTCTTCGTTCCGTCTTCGTTATCAACGGTGCTATCATACGTCTTGATACTGCTGACAACACTCTCAACCTTTGGGTATTCTTCCTCGAACATCACAACACCCTCGATAGCCTGCTTGTCGTTCTTTACGACATTTACGTTCTCCAGGTAGCCATCCTTGGCGTAGAAACCATCACTATCCACTTCCTTGTTAGGGAGCATGAGGTAATCAGTAGCAACACCATCGGTGGTGACGTCCGCATCGGCACCAGTGAAATATCCTTTCGGAATATTCCTGTCTGAGCCGAATGCGTACAGTCTCGTAATATAAGTTGACTTAGATTCCGAATAGGACATAGACAGAACATTAACATCCTGTTCGAATGTTGTCTGCCCTTCCATTTCGCAATATCCAAGGTATATAATAGAGCCATCTATCCACCACTCGCAGTTGAGTGCGTCTTCAGAACAGATGGCGTTGAGAGCATCGAGAATGCTGATAGAGCCGTACTCGATCAAGAATCTCTTCTGAACATCGAAAGCCTTGTTGTTGTACGTAGTGTAGTCAACGGAGAAATCCTTGCCATTATACGTAAGACCTAGTGCCTTTAGGTTGCCGAGTATAACGTTCATGTGTACGCCTACCGTTGTGGTGAGGTTGAATGAGGTCTCGTTTGCTCCGTGCTGAGGGCGATACTTGCAAATCTTATTCTTCCAAGACATATAGTAGGCATCCATCTGCATTTCGTAGTCATAGCCATCACTATCATTGTGCTTAGGGAAGTATGATGATGTAAGCTCAAAGTAGCCGAAGTCGGGAATCTCTACGGAATCACCAATCTCGAAATAGACTGGCGTTGCCGTAGTGAACTTCAAGATGATGTAGTGGTGGTCCATAAGCTGATATGACAGCTTAGAACCCTCACCGAAGTCCTCTAATGTGAAGAATACCTTGTTATTTCTCTTTATCTGAATCATTAGCTTGTATATGTTTACTTGTTTCACCTCTGTCACTAGGGTCTGGCTCGTTGAGCTTTAGACTGAACTTTGCCATTTCCCGAATGAACTGACTGAACTGTGTGCAGGAGAGATAGATGCACCGATACCACACATTAGGCTGAAATCGGGTGCGGATAACCAACTCTCCCTTGGCAAGAACCTCCTCGCAGAACTTAGCATAGTTCGCCATGAACGTATCTGAGACTTTGGCGGTCATATTGAATGCCAGCGTTATCTCCCTCTCATCCAGTCTTGGATTGTGCTTGATAACAGACTTGCCGTCCTTTGAGCGATACTTGTTACTGATAAACTCCTTGTTTGGTGCAGGAGTCATTAGCGTACTGAGGGCGGTTTCGTCTAGGAAAATACCCCACGTAAGGTAGGCATCCTTGCCATTGATATAAAGTTGTCCTTTAAGCATAACTATTTAATCATTGAATAGCCTCATAGGCTTCGCTGTGAGCCACTTTTGCTATTGTTAGATATAGTTGTAAGGGCTGACAAGCGAAAAGCCTGTAGAGGTCAAATATCCTTTAATCTTCTGTTCATGTCATCCAGCTTTGTTCCGAAGTCATTATAGGTGAGCTTTGAATACTTCACGATGTCTTCGAGGTAGCTGTTTGTCATAATCATCATGTTTCTTATCTCCAATACTGCGCCATTGGTTGAGATTCCGAGTGTAACGATGCTCTCCATCTGAGATATGGTGGTAGTCATGTTCTGAGCAATGGACTCTCCTGCAATCTGTAGAGCCGTGAAGCGACCATTCAGCTCGTCTGCGGTATCTTGCCCCATAGATGCCCATCCTCCGCTTGTAGCGGTCTGTGATGAGGATGATGAACCAGTGTAGCCTGTCACCTTCGCCCAATCATCACGTCTCTTCAAGCCTTCCTGGACTATATCATCGTAACGCTTGTTGAATGCGTCTATGTCGATTTTCGATGAATCTCCATTTGCAGCATCTATTGCGTCTGCCCAATCCTCATAGAGTTTTTTCAATTTCCCATTCATGAGGTCTTCCATCGAGTAGGAGAGAAGAGCTTTCTGCATCATTTCTGCGAAATCATCAGAGAAGTCCTGCGCAGACTTACTCATATCCATGAGGTTACTGATGAAGTTATCCTTCATGCTATCGAAAGAGATTTGTGTGATGGATTCACGCCATTGCTCTGTCAGCTCATCAAGATTACCTGCAAGGTCCGCATAGTCTTCAAGTTTGTCAAGAACCGCCTCTCCGTAAGCAGAACGTCCCTTATAATGAGCACCCGTATCCCTAATTTTATTAACCAACTCTTGGTAGGAAAGCAGTTTCTTCATTTCCTCTGGAGTAAGGGAGGTTAAATCGCCACTGAAGTCGCTCTTTACGTATTCCCTTATAAACTTCATCTGCTCATCGTTGAAGCCACTCCAATAACTACTCCATGAGTGGTGCGAACCATGATAACTCATCTGTTGCTTCGCAATCTCCATGACGTTTTGATTGTAAGTCTCCTGCTGCCGCTTGGCTTCCTTGTAAGCATTGGTGGATTCCTTACCATACGTTCCTGTCATGGTATCTTTCAGCTTGTCGATGGACTTCTGTAATCTCTCATTACTGTCTGTCAGTCTATCAATAGTCTTCTGAACCTTTTCGGCATTTGAGTTGGTAAACCAATCTGATGGACCTTTCGATGATAGTGCTCCGAGAGAGAGAATGTTTCCAACACGACCTAACACGTTATCTAAGAGACCACCAATACCATTAACAACGATGCTTTCGATAGCCTTGAAGAGATTTTCGGGCAAGTCGAAGATAGCATCAATGAGATTTCCCACGGAAGCAAGAATGCTGTCAACCAAATCTGATAGCCATTCGAATTGAAGTAGCTGAGTAAACGAATCAAGAATGCCCGTTACAAAGCTCTTTATGGAACTTGCGAGATTGAGGATGAGTTTCGGTATCTGCGCCACCACTCCAACGATTGAACCGAGGGCGCTACCCATCATATTGGTTATTCCGTCTCCGATGGAACCGAGAGTGCTTCCTAGACCTTTCGATATTGTCGCGCCCATCGTCTTAGCTACTCCGTTGCCCATAGTGGAGAGTGATTCGTCAAGAGCACCTTTCAAGGCATCTATGTTGCCAACCGCAGATTGTACCTCCGAGAACCCTTCGTTGCCTTTCCATGTTCCGAGCTTATTGAGCGCAGCGGTGAGACCCGAAGTATAGTTCGTAACGGCTTCAGTAGCGGAGTTGAGTTTGATACCGAATGTGTTCATTTTGTTTTTGGTATCAACTACAGCTTGGCTTGCATCGTCAGAGGACTTCTTGATTTTGTCAAAAGCCTCCTGTGTTGTGTTACCATTTTTCAAGTCCTTCTCGGCATTGGCTAGCTTAGCATTCCATAGTTCTTCATTCTTGACTGCTGTCTGATATTCGAGAATAGACTGATTGAAACTATTGATGGACGCAGCGAGGTTCTGCCACGTTGCATTCTGATCAGTTCCGAGGTAAGTACGAATCTCCTGCATGAGGTCAACAACCTTCTGCTGTGTCTGAGTATCGGCTTGCTGAAATTTGTCCGTGTTGGTATAAGCATCTAGCTTTTCAAGCATTGGTTTGAGCATTTCCTTGCTCATATTACCTACACCACTCATTAGACCCTTCCAGTCAATGCCCATAGAGATGCTTTCGTAGTCGAAGTTGGCGAGTGCTTTTTTCTTCTCCTGCTGGAGAGTCTTCTTTTCGCCTTCCGTCTGAGCCTTGGCAATCTTCTCTTCGTACTCCTCGGCAATGGCTTGCTTCTGCTGATAGAGTGAACCATACTCCTTCAAGTAGTCGCGCATGGAAGTGAGAGCTTCCCTATTGACCTCATCAAGCTTCTTGTTGTATTCTTGGGTTGCGAGGTCTCTAGCCTTATTGAGAGCATCGTACTGAGCAGAGGTAAGGGCTTCTTTCTTGCCTGCCTCCTTGTTTTTCTTCTTGAACTCTGCTTCCTGCTTGTCAATCTCGGCTTTGCGCTTGGCATAGTCGTTTCTGATTTGAGCAAGCTTCTTCTCCGTGCCTTCCTGCATGAGGGAGATAGTTTCATCTGTATTTTTCTGCTGCAAAGCCTTCAAGCGGTTGTTCAACTCCTCCTGGACTTTGATAGCTTTGTTTCCTTCCTTGATGCGAGTCTTACGTGCCGTTGCTGCTGCCTTCGCTACCTTCCCACTTACATCACCACCTAGCTTAGAGTAGGCATCCTTGGCTGCTTTCAAGTTTTGGGTGGCGGTTTCGTACTGAGTGGCGGTGTATTTGCTCTTATTTCTCTCCATAGCAGCAACCTTCTTCTTGGCTGCGTTATATTCACGCTGCGCCTTGTTGTAAGCTTGCTGATAGGTTTCCGTAGAACCAGTGTTAGCCAACGCTTGCGCTCTTTTTTTGGCTTGGTTGAGGGATTGTTTGGCGGTGTTCCATTGAGCCCTAAAAATCAAAGGTATTGTCGTTGCTCCAGTGACCGCCCAATTCCTCTTCATCGCTAAAAGGTTGTTCAGAACCTTTGTTTTCTCAGACTCCTGCATGCGTAGATTCAGATCAGCAGGATTCTTCTTGATGTCTTCTCGAAGACCTGCTATCTCTTTCTGAGCCTTATTGATGAACGCATCCAATCTACTCTCGCCTGTGGCGTAGTTGATGGTTTCGTTGGCAGCTTGCCAATCGTTAGCCAGATTGATTGCTTCATCATAGAAGTCAAAGATTTCTTGACGTACACTTTCGTTCTCCTGTGCTTCTTGCAAGCGGACTTCGATAGGCTTTGCATTCTCGGCTGCTTGGTCTCGAAGTTGGATGATGTTGGAAAGCTTTTCTTCTGCTTGGTCAAGGTCTTCTTTGGCTTGGTTTATCTGTGATGAGATAGCGATGCTACCTTGACCGCCATTGGCTGCGTCTGCTCTGAGTTGCATTTGAAGTTCCTCGACCTTCTTTCGATACTTCTCAACTTCCTCAACAGCCTTATCGTACTTCAACTCATCCATGCTCTCGGCAACTTCCTTCTGCGTCTTAGCAAAGTCGGCAGATGCTAGTTGAGCTTGTGAGTATTGCTCCGTTAACTGAGGTGCGAGGTTGGAGAGTTTTTGGTAAGCTTCTGCCTTCTCGTATTCTGTAGCTGTCTCAGACTGAATTGTTCTGATAAGGCTTTCGATATTTTGCTGACGTTCCTTGACCTTGTTGTCAAACTCATCCCATGCTTCATTGGATTTCCTTACTGCCGTTTCATGTGCTGTTTCTGCGGTAGCAAGCTTATATACGGCATAGGTTACTGCTGCGATGGTGGCAGCTATCAAAAAAAGAGGACTAGAGAACATAGAAGCATTCCATGCCCTCTGTGCCTTCTCGCATAAGAGAGTAACCTGTGCCCATATTCCTTTGGTTGCGGTATCGCGAGCTGTCGCTGCGGTATTCAAGCCTTGGGATGCGGTATTGGCATTGGTTGCAGCCGTTGCAGCTTTCTCTCTTGCTGCTTTAAGTTGGTTTGCTATATTGTTTCTTTCGTTTGCTGCCGTATTGAGGTTTGTTGCTGCCGTATCTCTGACTTCTGCTGATACATAATCGTCAAGGGCATCATAAGCATCTTGGAGTGATTGCACTTCGTTATCTTGTAGCGCAAGCTTATTCTCCAATACGTGAACCTCGTCTTGCATAACCTTTGCCTTGGTTTGCAATTCGGCAACGTAAGCCGCAACCTCTTCACGCTTGGATGCTACCAATTCCGCCTGCGCTGCTGATAACTGACCTTTGGCTACTGCTTCTTCAAGGTCTGTCTTCTTTACTTCTTCCTTCTTTGGAAGTAATGCGTCAAGGGCTGACAACTCAGCCGCATAGCCTACATTTGCTGTAGCTGTATCAAAGGCTGCTACACTTACCGCCATTGCCTTATAAAGACCGATGGCAGATGCGGCTGCAAGGATAACCTCACCTATCTCCTTCCAATGGTCAATAACCGTAGATGTGATATCCAAAGCATCATTCATCAAGCCTTCTGTCTGAGTGCCAAGGTCATTGATAGCCATTTCGATAGTATCTTTAATATTGCTTACCTGACCAGTAATAGAGTGAGATTGCTTTTCCATCAATCCACCGAACTTGCCGCCTTCATTGGTAAGGCTTTCGATAGCCTTCTTGACTTCGGGGAAACCAACCTTACCTGCTGTCACCAATTCCGAAACCTTATCCTTGGTAACTCCGAACTGCTTGGCAAGCTCCTCTGTCAAAGGAATGCCGCGCCCCGTGAATTGCATTAAGTCTCTTGTGAACAATCGACCTTGCACCATCGTGGTACCATAAAGCCAAGTGAGGTCCTGAAGGTTCAATCCTAAACCTGCAGATACATCACCGAGCCTTCTCATGGTTTCGGTAATCTCGTTGGCTGCAAATCCGTATGCGAGCAACTGCTTTGCGCCATTTACCACGCCCTTCATATCGAAAGGTGTAGTAGCAGCAAGGTCGGCGAGGTCTGAAATCATTCCCTTGGCTTTCTGTCCACTGCCGAGCATGGTTTCAAAGGCAATCTCATACTTCTGAAATTCTCCTCGGACAGTACCAAGTGTGCTGATGATTTCCTTTGCCGTGAATCCAGCAAAAGCTACCGATGCAACAGACTTGATGCGATTGAAAACATTCTCAATGCTCTGACCCTGCTGCTCGACTACTCTTGCTGTCTGTGCAACACCATCCTGCACCCCCTTAAAGGCTCTCAGTACAGCTGAATTATCTCCTGTTATGTCAAACTTGATACCTGCCATTTTTTATTCTGTCAATTACGTAAAAGTGCACCTCCTACCCAAACCTTTATTCTTTACTTTGTTTTGGTTAGTGTTGGAGGTTAAATTGGGTTCTCTTCGCTCTGTCTGATCAGCTCCATGATGTCCTCTTTGTTATTTCCGCTGAAGACCTTCTCTGTTGCTGATGGTATGTGAGCCTTCTTTCTTTCCTCATCGGATAGATAGATGGAAGTTATCTTATCCTTCATCATAAGCGTGAGGTTGTTGTATGATATTTCCCACAGAACATAGTCAAGGGTCCATTTGTATCTCTCGCAAGCTGCGTCAATGAGAGAGCCCCAAATGGTTCTGCCACCAAAGATATACTGATTACTGGAGTCTTTGGCTTGGTTTATCTTTTCCATACGCTCCGCTTCCTTGTCTATCCCACATTCCGTGATGATGTCGTGAAGCTTGTTATCTGAGAGTATGGTGATGAGAAGGGTTGCTATGTCATCGTTATCACAGAACTTGAAGATGATGTTTTCCCTTGCCTTCAATATGCGTGAACTGAGCATATCGGATTTCTTCTGAAGAGTGTGATAGGCTATTAGCTTACAGCAGAGGCTTCGATTCTCACTTACTACACGTAGTGCTTCAATGAGGGGATTCAGCTTCAAATTATCATCTTTGATGCCTAGCTGCTTAATCAATGGAGCAGTCAAATACATCTTGCCTAAAGTCTGAGGGTAGATAAACAAATGCCTTCTACCTACCTGTATGCCTAGGGGTGTATCTGTTAACACCATGGCTATCTTTGTGCCAATTTCGATGTCATTCTTCATAAGCCAATAAAATTTGTTAGCACCCAAGGCAGGACTCGAACCTGCGTCTTTCAACCAGCTTTTTAAAGACCAACTGGATTTTATGTGACGGACTTTGGTCTCGCTCTAACCAACTGAGCTACTTGGGTAGATTGCCGACTGATAACCCTCAGTCGGCTGAAGGGATATTAGAATGTGTCTATGTCTCTGCGTAGGTTTCCGTGATTTCAGCAGGAGCGGTTTCACCATCCTGCGGTTTCTTGAAAGTCAAGGCATACTTTCCACCTGTTCCCTTTGTGGCAGTAATGACACGCCAACGGAAAGAGCAATAGACCTCTTCATTCCTTGAGTTGGTGGTCTTAGCCACAACATCACCCTCTGGAATGAGAGCTGAGTGAGTGTACGTGATAAGAGCACCGCCCTCAGTTGTATAGGCCTCCTCTGCACCGACAGTAGTGTTACCCATATAAACGCCAGGAAGCTCGGCGTCTTCCGGCTGGATAGCCAAACGGTAGTTACCCTCTACGGTACCGTCGATCGTCTTGAACGGCTGCGACTGGTTCTTCTTAATGAAAAGTTGATATGCAGCCTCGTAGGTGGACTTCTTTGTCTTGCGGTCAACAATTCCGCCACCTTCCTCAACCTGAGTCATGGTATCGCCTTTTGTTGGTGTAACAGTAGTAGTGCCATCCTTTGGAGTAGGAAGCTTATCCCACTCGTTCTTTTTGCTACCTACCTTTTGAACGTAGATAGTGCATTTTCCCCATGATGTTACTGACATAATCTTAATCGTTTATAGTTTGATACAATAATTTGTTATTAATGATGTGCTCACTTGTGCCCTCGCAAGCTATTACCCTCTGTTCGCTCATAGACAAGCGGAAATCCGATCCATGAACTGCTTCGAAGGTGGAGAAAGAGAGTTGACATAACTCACGAAGCCTTGCCGTATCCTCTTCCTTTTGGATATTGCCTTTCTTTGTGATAGCTTGATCTTGAACATAGATGTTTACATTCACAAAAGCTTCTTGGATTTGCGAGGTTTGATTTGCTAGCACAGAGATGCAAATATCTTCCTTGCCAGTTGCACCTGTGCCATAAAATGGTCTTCCTCGCTTGCAAAGACTACCAGTTACGGCAGTCTTTAATTTAGAAGAAGAGATAATGTTGTACACATCGTCCTTGATATCAATATCCGATTTCATAGCTTTATCTGATTGATTCTACTTACAGCTTTATCCACAGCGAGCTTTAGTTTACCATCAACGACGGAACGAGCCCATAACTCAGTGGATGCAAGCACATCCTTATTTTCTTTAGCTTCTACAAAGTCTGCATAGTTCATAGCCGCGACTACTACCAATGCGTAAACCTGTGAGTATTCCTTGGCTAGGTCAGCTATCATTTGTCTTCCTTCTTGTGAACCATTAGAACCATTGCCTATGGAAGCGAAGGCTGATTCTACTTGTTTCCTTCCGTAGTCAAAGATGGCATAACCGATGGAGCTTCGCAGGTTTCCTGTATGGTCTATCCAACTTTCCTCTGCCGAGCGGTCTCTTATCCTTGCATTACATTCTTCTCCTAGCTTGGCATAAGCAGTGAGGATTTCTTGCTTTATTATCGCCATAGCGGACTGAAAAAAGTTATTGAGCGCAGACTGAGAGGTTGAAAGTTTTATACCCATATTTTACATTGCAGTTGGTAACGATGGAAGCCGAGTACGACAAATTCCTTCACTTCGTTTCCGAAAAGCTTTACACGGATTTTGTCTCCGTACTCGAAATCTCGGCATGCTCTAGGAAGGTTGTAGATGGTGTAGGAATAGTTCTTGGCAGAACCATCTGGGATAGTGATAACGTTTGCCTTGCCAGCAGGTACAATATCGCACTTACAATAGTTCTCCACCCATTCTTCTGAGCCTTGAACATAGTCTCCGTTATCGTCTTCATACCCATCAGTTACGTGTAGGTAATCTAGGGTATGAGCAGCGAAATCCAATACAGCCATATCTTAACCTCCTATATAAACCATCGGTTGACCCAGTGCAGGGGATTCACCGATGGTTTTGTATAAAGCATTTATTCGTACTAGCAGCCTTTCCTTATCCTTGTCAGATAGTGTTCCTATGCTCTTGTCTGACTCGGATAAGCTTACAGCTTGTATGAGAGAGTACAGACAATCAGCAAGCACACCTTTCCATTCCTTGGACTGGGCAACCTCGAATGTATATTCATCATCACCACTAAGCTGACGTTCTATCATCTTATTCTCCACGAATCCTAAAGGGATAGGGTAGTGGATTTCATCAATCAATGCTTGCTTTATAGTCTTCATATCAATTCAAATTTAAGCCTCTGGAGTGAGTTTAGAGAGAACTTCGGCTTCCTCCTCATCGCTGAGTGAGTTGAGAGCCTTAATCAGAGTCTCATCGGTTGAGTTAGCCTTCACATTGGCACCAGCTGCCTTCAAAGCAGCGATGAGGTCAGCCTTCTTATACTTCTTACCCTTGTAAGTTGTATACTGGTCGGTAGTATCGGTAGCCTCGGCTTCCGTATCAACCTCCTCGGACTTGGTAGTAAGCATGTAAATCTGATCTACATCTTCGATTACTGGCAAGCATAAAGCCTGTCCTGCGGTAATCTCCTGCAAAGATGGCTCATTCTTGGAGTACTTAGAGATAAGCTTGTAGCTGTCAACGTTAGAGTACTGAACACCTGCTACTCGGTTGGTGTCCTCAGCAAGAGTACCCCAAACGAAAGAGCCTACGTTGGTGTTACAGATGAAGATAATGTTATCCTCATTCCATGGTTTGAGAGAGTGCCGCTTTCCGTTCTTCTCGATAATCACGGTTCGGTTGATAACCTTGATGGCTGCACCGAACTCATCCTCAAATGCTTCCGAGAAAGCTGACTCCGATGGCGTCTTGAGCTTGGTATTTTCGGTATAAGTCTTACCCTCGTAGTCGGCAACAAGCTCTTTTGCCCATTGCTCCTTGCGGATTTTCTTAATCTGCGTCTTAGCGAGCATAACCTGTATGATGGTATTGTTGTCGGCATTTGCCTTATCGAAGATTTTTTCGAAATCTTCTCGTGTTGTAACACCATTGGTTTCTGTTTTGAAGCAGTTCGCCTTAAAATATCCATAGTCAACACGGATAGCCTTACCCGAATTGTCTGCATCTTCAACGGCAATAATACCATTAGAGAGACCTGCCAAGAAGTTCATTTCGTTACGCTCTTCGAGACCGACAGAGCAAGCGACACCATCATTCATGAGTTTGTTGATGATACGAGCCTTTGCAGTTTCAGCAGCCTGTCGTGTTGATGTAGCCTGCTCAACCAAGCCTTGCGCTTGGAATGAATTGGCTCTCGCTACAATGTTCTCATACTGAGCCTTCATGATGTTGATGTTGTTGATATCAGACTCGAAAAGAATCTTCTTCATCGCAATCTTTGGCAACTTACCATTAGAGGTTGCGATTTGACCACGCTTCTTCAAAGGAATATCTGAATCCATCTCAACGATGTCGGCAGCTACATATGTGGTCTTAGCTGATGAACCTTCCCACTTCTGATCGGCAGAATACACATTGGTAAGCATCTCCTTGTAGAGGTAGGTGCGCTCCTTCGGATTCTCCTTCTCTTTAACATATAAGCTAAGTTTAGGGAAGATAGCTCGGATAAACTGAATAAAAAGTGATTCGTTCATATAAACAATCTTTTAAGTTAAAAACTAGAGCAAAACTTAGTCATGCTCAAAAATAAGACTTGGGAGAGCGGTCTTGATGGCGGTTCTCTGAGTTTCGTCCTTGAACTGATAAGGCATTGCCACATCGTTCACGCGACCATTATCCATGATGGCAACCGCTTCACCCTTCATGCGTGAGCGTACGACAACACCAGCAAATTCTGCATCGCTAGCCTTGTCTTTGTACTTGCCATCTTCGGTTTCAAGTGGAGAATACTCATAAACATCATCAACCTTCTTGCGGACAATGATGTGACCTGCCTGAATAACCTCATCCTTGAAGTTGGCGTAGTCGAGTGCTCTACCGCCTGTGATACCACCGAGATACTGACGGATAACCACAGCGTCATTACCCATGTCGTAGCCTTTGGTTTTTGGCTTATAGTCTTCTGCTACCATAATCTAAAATTTATTAGTGAAACAATAGATGATTACATCTTAGCCAGCTTCTTGACTTCATCATCAGACATTAACTTATCTTCCTCATTTGGTTGAGGTTTGGTATCGGGAGCAGGGATTCGTCCAAGCTTTTCAAGACCCTTTTCAAGTCTTTCCTTGTTCTCTTCCTCAATATCTTCCTTCAACTCATCGAGGTAGTCCTCAAACTCCTCTTCATTCTCAAACTTCATACGAGAGAAAGATTTAAGCTGACGCTCTCCGAACTTACCTGTGTCCTTCAGCAGTTCTCTTACCTTTGCGGTACGGCTGCTTGTGGTATTGCCAGATTTCAATGCAGTTACATCACCTTGGAGTGTAGCAACAGCCTTAGTAAGTTCCTTGATTGCGTTGAGGGTAGCGGAGTCTTTATCATCATCGCTATCCTTCTTGCCCTTCTTGCCCTTCTGTGACGGACTTCTACGTGCTGGCACGTCATCATCATCTGGATCATCATCTGGATCATCGTCATCATCGGGTGCAGGATGAGCGTTTTTGTACTCTGAGACTTGGCGGTCTGCTGCGGACTGAGTTAACTGGAGCAGCGGCAAGACATCATCAATTGCGTCACTAATACCTTCACTAACTTCTTCGTCAGTAGCATCATCTTTGAGTTGAAGTTTGTTGGCAACATTGGCAGCAACACCCTTTAACTCCTTACGACTGAACCCCAATGCCTTAATGTCTCGATTGGTTTTCAGTGCTTCAAGAACTTTTCTGTAATACTTGTTCATTGCTTGTTGAGTTATATTTAACAAAAAATGGTCTGCGAGCGAAATGCAGGCAGACCAAACGTAGAACTCGGTGTAAGAGCAATGTTACGAAAAGTTCTGTCACGTGCATCTTCACACGCTTTTATGGGTGCAAATATACGAAATATTATTTAATCAACAAATAGTTTTGATAAAAAAGTGCAAAATTATTTTCATTTCAATAAACAAGGGAGAACTTCACAGCCCTCCCTTGGTAGATAAGATGCAACGAAAATGCACTTAAATGTGCAAAATATCTTCTGTGTTCAAGTTAGATTCTTTTGGTATATAATTATAGGTTTGATGTATTTTATCAGCTTAGAACTTATAATTTTCCTCTATCGCAGTAAGAGTAATACTGATCTGACTTGCTACTGATAATAACATGGTCCATGAAGAACAATCTCATTATTTCACAAGCCTTCTTTATCTTATATGTTATCTCATCGTCGGACTTTGATGGAAAACAGTTATAGCTAGGGTGATTGTGAACCAATGCTATTATTGTGGCATTGCATGAGATAGCTTCTTTACACACAACTCTTACATCTATAGCTGTTTCTGTTATTCCACCTTGCGACAATCGAACCATTTTGATTAACTTGAAGTGGTTATCCATACAGAACAGATAAGATTCTTCTGTTTCTAAATCCTTGACGTATGGTAAAATATAGTTGTAGATGTCGAGGGAAGTACCCAAATCTATTAACTCTTGTGACTTCTCCTTCATAAATCTTCTTCCAAGTTCGAATGCTGCGAGTATAGCGGTAGCCTTCTTTTCACCTATTCCTTTGATAGATGTAAGCTCCTGCAGTGTTCTCTTGCTTGCCTTTCTGAGGGAATGACTACCATCAAAGATTTTTTTATTGGTTCATTACCCTGCAACAGAGGGTCTATACCTATAATTGACGCAATAAGGTTCTCATTACTCAGATTTTCTACCCCATATTCCTTTGCGTATGATGTGATAGAATCGTACTTGATAGTTCTTGCATTATCATTCATAAGATACCTCCTCTATGTCTTTTGAATAATTGAACACAACATCAAAACTGAAACCCAATTCAGTGACGAGGTAGAAATGAATATCCTCCCAGTCCCAACTTGAAGGAATGCCTTTTATCTTTTTAGACTTTTCGGCATCCATTGCTATGATAACGTTCTCTTCCATTGCTCTATCTTATTTTTAAAAGTTCATAACTTTCGTTTCATACACTATGAATCCTATCTGATCCACCACAATCAGTTTCAGATGATTTCCTCCTGGTCCATTTATATCACCATCGTTCAATCCGATTTCCTCTAACGTAGCTTTAATGGCAGTTTGGTAATCTCCTATACCTTGAATTAACAAGCATAGGTCTGGTTTCTCATCAAGAAACTGATGAAAACCATACAGGCTATATGAGCCTTTTTTGATGAGCGAGAAGAAATCTTTCCATTCATCACCACTAACCTGCGTGGTTACGGATTTAAGTTCTTCTATTGTTGTGCAGTTGCTTTCCATACGATTTCATTTAGAGTGATACGATGAAGTTTTTAAGTTTGTTCCAAACTTATCTTTCAACATTTCGATTTTGAGTTGTCCTTTCTGAAGGTCCGATAATTCATATACTGTCATATTCATTTCCTCCTATTAAACATTGCCATGACTCTCGAATTGTGAAGCAACCTGTTGCAAGATTTCATGTTCCTTCCAATCTGGATAAAGAATGCAGGTGTCTAGAACAACGTTTCTGAACATATCGCAATATTCTTGCGAAAACTTCTTTTTCAGTTCGCCATATACGACTGGAAAGAATACGAAGCTATTAAACAACTCAACCCCCTTGTTAACTCTTTCCTCTACCATTTTATAGGTGAGGTCTTTTAATTCTTGCTTATTCATATCTATCTGATTCTGTGTAAACGTTCATTGCTCTTATCTTTATAGGGTTAGTAAATGATTTCTGATTTGTATTTCAAACCCTCCAAGGCGATTTTGATGAAAGACATCATTTCATCATACTGATTTGTGTTGTCTAAATACTTAGAAAACCAAGCTTCTGCCTCGAAATAACCATCATAGAAATGGTCGTTGAAACTTCCGTCCTTATAAGATGATACAAGTTTATTGTAACCTTTCTTATAATCCTTCTTGCTATTGAAACGTACTTTAATTCTCATTGCTCTTATCTTTTAATTGTTATTTTTATTTTTGATAGTGCAAAGATAGTCATTTTTTAGCATTTGACCAAATATTTGGAGCATAAAATGCTTTTTGCTAACTTAGTTTAACTTATTGATACTTAGATACTTATGGTAAACTATTAATTTTATGTATGTAAGACTTTTTTCTAAAGTAGTATAAGTATATGGAGATGAAAAATGAACCGCTTAGAAAAGCTTATATTGAAGTGTATAGACTTTTTTAGAATTACTTTATATTAAATAAAAATGCACTCTAACCTCACGGTCGGAGTGCACTAAGAGCAATGAAACGTTAAAAGAAACGTTTCGGCTGCAAAGTTACAAAAATTTTCTGTATCTTACAAATTTATACTATACTATTTAATAATTGCAAATCATTGTCTCTATCGTAGTCGTATGGATAGAAGGTGTTGGCAAGAGCATCCATCTTGTCGGGAGAGCGTTTCAGACGCTTCTTGATTTCATCTTTTGGTTCCATGATGATTGAACCATCTGACTGAAACAGCCAATGCACTTCACACAACTCTTGATCCAACTCATCATCTGGTGGGAGTGCTGCAAAGAATCCATTCTTTGGGTTGAGCCAGTCACGTATACACCAAAACAAATAAGCCCTCATGTTAGCGAAAGAGTAGCAGCCTGTCACATCGTGCTTATTTCTCACGCCTTCCGAGAACTTGCAAGAGAATGCAGTTAAATACTTTTGCTCTATGAGTCTTGAATAAACTCCAGCACCTTCTCCTATGGTATCAATGAAGGCTTTATTCTTGGAACTCAAACTTAGGTAGTGCACGACTTGACCTGCGACTGCCATGTGGTCCGCATGACCGCCCGAATTATGACACTTGATTTCTGAAACATAGTTTCCTTGTCGTGGGATATAGCAAGACCTATCGCGACCCATACCTGCGACATCGACACCTAATCGTATTGGCTTATGGGTGATAAAGCCACTATCTTTAAGTTCCTTCCATCTTCTATGGGCAATCTCGCACCATTCGTATGGAATGAGGGTATCTTCGGACACCTTCGGAAACATACCGAGGACCTTAACACGGAAGAGGTCATTGGGCGTATAATACCCACCTTCCCAAACAAAATCGCCACGACCTTCATCAAACTCAGATTTTCTGATTTTCTGTGCCCATGCTGAGACCTTATCGGCTACCCATTCATAGTCAACTTGACCAGGAATGATATTTTTCTTGCTTACTACGTTCTCTGCGTTGAGGGATGATAATCTAAACTTCTTGAATCGGGGAGACTTCATGGAGTTGGCTGCATACCCTGTAGTAACGTTTGGGTTGAACACCAATAGCAATCGAGAGTTTCCTTGCAGGTTACCCTCGATTGCATTATAGATGGTGTCCGAGATACCCGATGCTTCAGTTACGATGAACATGGTGTTTACAGCATGGAATCCCGACCATGCCTCAGTATTGTCGGCTGAAGATTTGAAACCTGTCAAATACCATTCCTCGTAATCTGTTCTGATACCATCTGACAGCAAACGACCAGGCAGGAAGCCTGCCTTTTTGTATAGACGTGCCACTTCAGGAATCATGATGTTTGTTACCTGTCTTCCTGTCGGTGCTGTAAGGGCGATCTTGGTGTTCTTTTCCAAACTGCCATCCTTGCCGAAGCGAGGAGTGAGGTAGAGGAAACATAAAGCGGCTACGGCAGCGATGAAGTCCTTACCCCTTGCAGTTCCACTAGCTACCGTTGTCATTTTGTTCTTTTGAACAGAACGCAATATAGCCTTTTGTTCTTCGTCAAGGCGAGCCTTCAAGACTTCCTTGGCGAAGAGACACCAATCATTGCGCCATGCAATCATTTTTTTTATTGCTTTCTGTTCTGACATATTTTTAATTCAACAATATTCGTATTTTCTTATTTCCTTTGAGTATGGCTGCCGCTGCTCTGTGGTGACCGTCAATTATATAAATGTTCCCATTACGCTGTACTCCATAAGGGACTTCATTTGAATCAAAATTAATAGATGCAATCGCCTTTAGATTATTCGCTCCTATGTATTCTTGTGTTGGGTGTATCTTATCGACCGACACATATTCGTACTTTTCTGTTGGTTTACTAAATGACGATACAGTTTCTACGCTTGCCCTAACTTTTTCTGATTCCTCTTTTTGATATTTCTGCTTGAATACATCATTTACTTTGACAGCCATAGTACTCGTATTACCGAAAAGAGGGAAAGAAATTGCATCTACCTTTTTGTCTATTTTGCCACCCGCATCAGCCTTTCGGCTCTTTGCACTATTGGAACTATTTGTTCCTCTTGTGCCATTACTTCGTTTACCCATAAACAATTATTTTATATATTCCATTTATCTTTATGCTTTATATCTCCATTATATGGATTTTTAAGCGCTCTTAACGCCCTGTCTACTATTTTACTAAACTCTTTATTGTCTATGTCTTTGCCTCTAAACTCGAGTGGGTCCACTTTTCCACGGCCATGTCTAACTAATCCAAAATGGTCTACCTGAATCATCGTTTTATGATAATAATTTCTATCAGAGACTATCTTAAATCCGTCTCCATCGAAATTAGCCACAAAATAGTCATCGACCTCATCTCCCTTGGTTTTATTCAAAGTTTTATCAACTATATTTGATACAATATTACCTAATCTATACTTGTCCTTTTGTGGTATATGATTGAACTCTGGCACCTCTATCATAACTCCTTTTTTATACTCAGCTTTCAAGTCCTGATAACCGAGTTTGAAGTCATAAGATTTGGTTCCACTGAAACTTTCTGTTTTATTACCCCCTATAGAGCTCATGCTCATAGTTCTTGTTTGTGCCATCATTGCTGGCGACTGACTTCTGGTTCCGTTACTTCTTTTTACCATAATCAAACAATTTAATTACTACTATAATAAACTACTTTGATAGCTTTGGAAAATCCTGCATGTTATCAAGAATATCTTCTATAGAGAAGTTCTTTACTTGAGTATCATACAAGGTCTTTTTCTGCTCTTGATATTTAGCTTTTGCATCAAGATCAAGCATACCGATGGTATCTTTCATCTTTTCAAAAGCTTTCAACTTGTTCTTGATGATGATGATTGGTGTAATATAGACAGCATTGTTCTCTTTGCACCACTGCTCAATTACATTACCGCCACCATAAACGATAAATCTGAATCTGTTGCCATTTGCTACGAACTTGGCAATCTCGTATTCAAATTGCAGTTCATTTAATCGGTCTGTACACCCCCTTGTGGCGAATGATGAGTAACCTTTAGGGACACCCATCAAATTCAGCTTATAGAACTTAGGAGCCACATTTAAGTCGACGAATACACCAATCCCCTTTTCCTGCATAGCTCTCGCAAGGAAGCGTTTCTTATAGATAGCCTGCATACCAAAAGCTATTGGAGTATCATTTGATAAGCTGAAGTTAGGCTCAATGATGCTGCCAGGGTTATACTTCAAAATCTTCTCTGGCTTCTCATAGATTGACCGGAATCTATAATCATCAGTATAGAAGTGGAGTGTTCCCCTGCCATTCATATTCGTTGTTCTTGCCTGCTCACCAAAGCAATAGAATGGGATTTCTATGTACTGAGGTTGCACATCAGACAACAAACATGGTATCTCCAACGGATTGTCCGTTGGAAACAAACAGTCTGGTATATACAATTCTCCGTTATACATAATTATCCTTCTTCATCATCGGGAAGCTCCTTCATTAACTTCTCGAATGGGTTTTCTACTAATCTGTTATCTACTTGCTCGACATAGCCACGCTTCTTGCCCTTAGTTTTCAGAAGGAAGATGATTGCAGTTAGATTACCTTCGTTCACCTTTTCAACCAACTTGCTTTCAGTAAAGTCAAGAATGCCTTCATCTATATCGTCCAACATCTTGGCTAACTTCTCATCCTCTTTTCGCCAGTTATATAAGGCTTGGCGTGTAATGCCCAAAGCTACTGCCGTAGCAGCCATATTGCCGCCCTTCTTTTCGTAAGCAGCGGCAATCTTTTTTAATTCTGTTCTTCTTACCTTTGTCATAATCAACCTTTTTAACTTGCAGATGCTATGACTGCTTTCAAAGCATCTATGTAAGACATATTCTTGCACAACAAAAGTGATTTCGAAAGATGGTCTAATGGACCAAGTCCAGGAAGCAAATTGATATCTATAGGATAATATCTGCCATCTATTCCCTTGCGAAAATCAATTCTTGCGTGAGATTTCAATCCTAAGTAATGGAATATAGTGCCTGCCAAATTCATTAACCTGTCATCATTCATTGCAGAACAGCATTCCTTAAAACCGACTTTGCAATCTCGTGTTTGGATGCCATTGGTTTCATCGCAATCAATAGAAATCGAACACAGAAGTATCTTATTTTGGTTATTAATGCAGGTTACCGTGCAATCAGATCCAGCAATATACTCCTCAACAATACTTTCCATTCCGAACTCTTCTTTAAGGTATTTCATCTGTTCCATTACCTCTTTTGGGGTACGACAGATGCTTTTCTCCGATATACCAAAGCTATCACTTCCATATCTAGGTTTAACAAAATATGTCTTACCTTCTTGTAATGAAGGTAAATGATATTGTTTCGGTGCCCTAATACCGCAACTACAAAGGAAACGGAAGACCTTTTCCTTATCCTTAACCAATTCGTATTTAGAGAAATCCTCTGCTGTTGTTTTTACACCTTTTGCTCGGATAGTCTTGATGAGAGATTCACTTGCGGTTCTAAGTAATGCCACATCTTCCTTTTGTAAGAAGTCTAGCTTATCGTTTTCATCTACAACAGCTAGTTTGACATTATCTTTTCCTAAGGCTTCTCTATAATATTTGAAGACGGAAGAAATTCCATAGTTCTCCATCTCTTCTTTACTTGTTATGCTCCAAATCATTTTCTTTTTCTCCTTCCTTTATTTCGATTAAACGTTCACTCGCTAACTCTAACAATTTGGCAAATGAGATACTTGGGGATTTTATGCCAAACTCCTTACCTATCTCTTTTTGGATTTTAAGCAGGGTTTTCTCGTTATCTTCATCGGAAGCTAAAACGAGAGCATCACTTTTGCGAGCTTGTTCACGAATGTCCCCATACAATGTTTCCAGACTAGCAAATGAGCTAGGGTAAAGGATGATTGTGAATACGAAATTCTCCTGCATGGCATATACATCTATACCCTCCGTGCTTATTGGCTTAATCTCGTCAATGTTCACATGAGCAAACTTCTTGAAGTCGATAGATTGAATTGATGCAAACAACTTCTTCAAGATGCTAACATTAGCTTCACCATGAAGGGAGTTGTGAGATAATTCAATAGCAATAGCTTCATCATTTGTAATCTCGCTCTCTTCTACATATAAGATGCCTAGCATTTTATAGTGCAGTTTCTTGCATGCCCTCAAACGATGATTACCGCTGATCATGATGTATCTACCATTATCCTTCTTGATACAGGTAGGCACACTACTCAATCCAGACTTAGCAATGTTGTCTGTTAGTTGGGCGAAGTCTTCACCCGACATTTCATTTGCATTGATTTCTACCTCATCTATGAGGTTTATATCAACTTTTGCGTATTTCCATCTATCTTCATTTTCCATTCTTCAACGATTTTTGATATTTCTCAATGATTTCCTTATTCGTAGGGTATATGCCAAGTATTCCTTCGTAAGCAAGATAAGATGATGTGCAGTGTTCCTTCACTTTCTTGTACACGCCACGATATTTCATACTCACTGGTTTATGGGTATAAGCGCAGGAGATAACATTCTCGCAAAGCTTGCGCATTCTTCTGCTCACATATCTTTGAACGCCTACAGACTGAATGCAGTACAGTATGAGTTTACTCAATCGAGGGATTGCGTTATTCGTGCAGAAGTCCGTTAACTGAAACAAATCATACCCCTTGTGTTGAGGTAGCGTAAAACCAAACCCACCTAGGGTATATTTGTCGTATTTCACCACAAAAGCAAATAATTTACAGAGACTACATTGGTCCACCTTATTGATATACTTCTTTTGCAAGCAATGAAGTAAATGTGGGTCTACTCGTTCAATCATCAGTTTGCTTGCGTCTGTAATCTCCAAATCATCGGGAGGTACAATCTCGTTGCTTTCGATTCTGTATGAAGAATACGAGGTGCTTGCATTATTTTGTGCAGTTGGCTTATTGCAATAGAGGAACCTTCCTGCAGACCGTCTTTCCCCACTTGAATTATTCCACATAGCTATCTTATGCAGGTTTCTCAGATAAGGGCTGTTGCTGAAATAGTAGAAATAACTATCACTCGGAATACTTTCCACAAGATTATAGTAGTCGTTCCTTGCAACAGAAAAATCTGATTTCAAGTCACTATTCTCAGAAATGAGTTTGAATGCTCTCTTCTGATTCTTCTCTATTCTTCCGTAATTAAAGAAGATTACCTTCTTATTCTTGATGGCTTCTTCTAGTGTTCCAACATGGAAATCACATGTAGTGAGCAATCTCATCAATCGCTCATTTGCCTCCTCGGTTTTCTCGATAGATTCCCTTGCCTTAATTTTCAACGCTTCGAAGATGGCACTATTTCTTGCCGATTCACTCATGAAATACTTTTGCAGTTTCACGGCATAAAGAGCTAGCGCAAGCTGTCTTGATGGTGTAGGATTGTTATAGTCCTCCAACCATGCAAGCTTATCCTTATATGTTAGTGATGTTTTACCATTTGCCAACATATAGAGCAGATAGCAGTAAGCGTCTTGGCAATATATAGATACTTCCACCTTATCAAGGAAGAATAACTCATAGTAATACATAAAGCCATTTACTATGCAGATTTCCTTGTGTCCGTTAGCTTTTACAGCATCATATAGAGCTGAAACCATTTCAGAATTGTATGGCAAAGGCATAGTCATAAAAGCTTCTATTGCGCTATATGGATTCCCTTGATATAGGAGTGGGCATAACTCATCTGGAGTATCATATTTAAGCCCTGTAACCTCACAAAATTGCTTGTAAGATGTTATAGATTGATAATCTTTCAATTCGTGGCTTATAGCGTAATAGAATATGCGATATGCGGAATACACACAATTCATGGCACGATAGAAATCATCAGTTGCATGAAACGTTCTAAATTCTATCGTCTTCGTCTTGAAGTATGCAGAAATATTCACTGCATGGCGTATGAAACCTTTCTTAGACTGATTTGTGAAGAGGGTTTGTAATTCATCAAACGTCTGAGCATTTTTTACTCCTTCGAAATATTTTTCTGTAGGAATAGGCTTTGCATTGAAGATGTTTTCATCCCAGTCTGAGATTTTCGCATATCTCTTAAAATATGGATAGCAGACATAAAAGAATAGATATACTTTCTTTAGCTGATCTACAGACAAATCTCCTACGTATATGTGAACATGAGTATCAATACTCCACTTAATCTTGCCACCTGCAGCAACCATCGATTCGTATACAGAACGAAGGTCATGCAGCTCTTTTAGGCAGCAAAGATGTAGTGGAGGGGTATTCACCTCTCCACCAAACTGCTTATTGCTTGAACAATCGGTATTATCAATGCTCTCTTCCTTGCTCCAGGAGTAACCTTCGGGCAAAGTTACCTTCGCCCTTTCAAGATTGCACATTTCGATTTCAATACCAAATGTTCTGTTTTTTATATCGCTATCTACATTCATGAAGCATATCTATTTCGTTAATAATTCCTAGTCTCTGAATAGTTCTTCCTGTCTTACGGAAGTCTATTCCTAAAGCTACACTTGCAAGCGTAATGAGGGATGATGTAACTGGAAGCTCTAAGCCTATATAGTTGGCAATACTTTCCATCAGTACCAATCCCTCGGAAACGTCTTCTGTGATGTAACGTGAGTGAACAGATGTTGGGCTGATGGCTCTATCACTAGATTCTGAGTAACGATGCAAACTCTCTATTGGGGCTGACATATTGAAACCTCCTGCTTCAAATACGCTTGTTTTGAAAAAGCCCAAGTTTTTTAAGACTTTCATCTTTTCTTCGTCAAGTCTCATCAATAGATTGATAGTGGAGTCATTTCCTCTTGCGTATGCTTCACGATACATACAGAAATTTCCCTTTGAATATTCTATTCTCGGAATACTCATAATTGAACCTACCGTATGCAACACCATATTTGGATTGAGTAATGCAGATTCAAGCACGCAATATTTTCCTATAAAACCTTTGCTAATTCTATGCAGTTTCTCCATGCAGGTATCATGATTAGAAAAGCATGCTACAGGAATAACTTCATGCCTATAGCCAACACGAAAAACAACTTCGTTTGGTTTATCATCCAACTCTACTCGTCCTTCCAAATATGGACCTGTTGCTTCAACTAACATTGGTAGTTTTCTGCAATGTTTCTCAAAATAGAAAGAGGATGCGTAACTAGAGATACAGACAACAATCTGATCTTTGTGAAGGTATTGATGTATACGTTCTACTAGACCATCATAGAAGTTACTCTGAATAGTACAAAATATAACTTCTGCTTCTGCAACCTTGCTGAGGTCTTTAGAAACCTCTTTGATTGCAGTTTCTGTATAAGTTGATTTCTCTTTAAGAAAAACCCTTTTGCCGTTCTTGATAAGTCTATCAAAGGCATCTGATTTGTATGAAGATGTCTTTAGGAGTGTAACCTCATGACCTTTAATAGAGAGGTCTGCGGCAAAAGCTACTCCTACGTTGCCCGTTCCTATAACTGCTATTTTCATGCTCTTTTATTTTAATTCTACAAAAATAGAGCGGCTAGAGGGACTCGAACCTTCGACCTTCACATTGGGAATGTGACGCTCTGACCGACTGAGCTATACCCGCAAAAGAGCGGAGAGTTGGAACCGCACCAACGACCTCAGTGATGGTATCACTGCGCTCTACTAACTGAGCTATCTCCGCTTATAATAACAATATTCTCTACACGCAAAAAGGCTCGTCTTTCCGAGCCGTCAACCCTTGTGGGTATTTTGAAAGGAGGAATGCCTAAAACAAACTTTGCTCCGAATAAACAGGATTCTTGGAAATTCCGAATTCCTCGACCTGCACTCCCAACTTTTCATTCAGCCATTTTGCCACTAGGTGGCGATGGCAAAAATCATTTGGCTTTTCGAAGCAACATAGAGCTACATCTTTTCCATTTGACATTTTCTCTATTGCTGAGAGAAATGCTTTAGGGTCCCGATGAGCCAATATCTCAGAATTGAAACGTTGTACGTAATCTTCTTTAGATTTGGAGTTGTGAAGAATGTCCCATGATGGTGACACGTACTTGTTTGACAATCCTGTAAACCATTTCGGAGGGTAGAGGGCAATGCCGATCATCATGATACCAGCTTTTGCTAACTTAGCTCCGTTTGAGAAGTATGATGTATAAATCTTCATTTTTTGTAACTTTTTGCAAAGATAGATAAAATTATTTAATCAACAAATAGTTTCTTGAAAAAAGTGAGAAATTATTTTCAAGCGTACATTTTCTTAAGAAACTTCTTTAGATATTCGTTATTAATATCCTTTAGTGGAGTAGGGGAGAATGAGGTATCTCGCTCTACTGTTAAGCCTAACTTCGTTGTTAGTCCCTGCAACTCGGTTAGGCTTGTGTAACCGTACTCGCCTTCACCACTTCCATTGATAGTGATTCCGTAGGCGATATTGTTCTCTAGGTCTGCTTCTAATATGAAGCAAGACCATGCACCAACACAAAGGAAGAACTTTGCTTGACAGATGGCTTCTTCCTTTTTACCATCCTGTGAGTAGAGAGGATATTTTTCCAGTCTCTTCTTAATTTCTTTCGTAATCAGTTTCATTGCTCTATAATAGTTATATGTTTTTAATATTACTCACTTTAAGATATGCTTGTTTTATATCCATATCTTCTGTTATTCCATAACGCTTTAATTCTCTAACCTTCTTTTTGGGGAAGTAAAGACAGATGTTTCCTTTCCATCCATTAAAGTTACCTATGTTTTCTAATAACTCTTTCATTGCTCTTATATTTTAAATTGTTATTTTATTTTTGATAGTGCAAAGGTAATCATTTTTTTGCAAATGACCAAATGATTTGAGCATAAAGTACTTTTTGCTAACTTAGTTTAACTTATTGATATTCAGATATTTATCGTTTAACATAATCACCGCATCTACTATCATCTGACTAGCATCAATTCCTAATGATTGATAGAAAGCACCATGTCCGCAAAGTGTTTCGTATGCAATTCGCATGATTCTACGTTCATCCCTTGTGAAATCATACTTAAAAGTAGAAAAGATGGAGAGCGCTCCTTTCAAATCTCCATCTTTTAGCTTTTGCACAGCTTGTGCAGTTTTACTCATTTTCATAAGGCTCAATCTTTCTTGTTGTGAAATCGTCTGCTGTCAAGATGATTTCTGACCCATTAACCATTTCTTCGACTTTATCGCATGCGTCACTACCGTTGATGGCATCAACCTCCACTACCTTTTGCAGGTATTCGGTTACTTGCACTTTAACCTTGTGAATGGCAGCTTTCTCTAGTTCCTCTATACGAAGATTGAACACTTCTAGGAGTTCTTTGATTTCCTTTTCGATTTCCTCGAAATCAATGATGATATCCTTCAAACGTTTGGGTGCTCCGTTTATACCATGACCTTCTTTGTCACACCAGTTTAAGGCTTCACTATCTGGATCGAAGTTCTCGTAGTAATCATCTAGGTTTTTCAAAAACTCTTTCGGGTCATTGTTTTGCATTTCGATTGACATATTGAAATCTTGACCCGCAGGAGAATAACGCTGAAAGAAGATGTAGGCAAGGTCATTGCCATTATCTGTAGCATCTACTGTCCAACCCTTGTTTTGTCCTATACTGATAATCAAATCTAATAACTTCTGTTCCATTGTTCTACTTCTAAATGTCGTTATAATGAAGACCTTCTCCCTCCACTAATACATGGTCTTCGTTTTCTACTAATTCTGAGATGGATAACCAGCATCCACGATAAAGAGTCTTTTTGAGGTCTTGATAACGTTTTTCTGCAACTTCCTTATCTGTGATGAGGATTTTTTTAAGTTGGTCCTCTGTGTAGAGATACCATATCAATTTGTATATCTTCATAATCGTATATTTTATGGTTCTACTATATATTCGTTAAGGGTATGCTGTTCTAGCATAAACTCGTAACCTACATTGTTTAGCTGACTTTGCTTTTGATACCTGAGTTCATTAATTTGAGTATCTGTAGCATTAAACTTCCTTGCTGCTTTTATGCAATTTGGAAGGTTGCCGATAAAGAGCAATTCCTTGCTATCTGTTGATAGGTGCTCATCTGTTCTGTATAAGAAATAAACCTGCAATTTCATATCGTTTCGTATTTACATATATAAATCTGCGTATCTCTTATTTACTCTACCAATAAGTCGCATGGCTTTTCTTAGCAATTTGACCTCTTTTTCTGATAGAAGGCTTTTAGGTGATGTTACAAAACTACCTAAAAGTTGCTCTAATTCTATTCTGTCTTTATAACTCATACTATCCCTTTCTTTGAAATCTATAATTTGGGCATTCCCTTTTATTAGCTATCACAAGCAGGACAGGGAATAACAGACCATGCTTGCAACCATTACCATATTCGTTGGCTGCTTCGCAAGTTTCGCAGCCATAATAGGTGTTGATGTTGAAGGCGCTCATAACTAAATCTCCTTTACTTCGATTCCCTTCTTGGGGTTCTTGGTAGCTCTATCTAGGCAAACCTTTCCATTGAACACACCCTTGACGATAGCATAGAACTCTGTGGTCTTCTCGTGTGTTGGTATTTTGCCAACCCTTTCACAAACTATTCCGTTTTTAGTAAGGATGGTGTTTGTGACCATTTCTCCGTAGTAAGACTGCTCTGTGCGCTGTTGAATGACTTTACCGACTACCTTGACTTGCATACCTTTCTTGATGGCATCAATACCACCTTTCAAGCTATCCTCGTAGTTCTTCACCAGGAAGAAAGCATAAACGAACTGCTCCGAGAATGTGTAGTAGTCATTTGCTACTTTCTGCATTTCAACCTCGAATTGTGATTTAGGCTCTTTAGATAGCGCAAAATCGCAGACCTTTGTAATGTATGAGGTGTCAACCGTAAACTTCTTAGAATCTCTTATTTCCTCTAATTTGGCGATTGTTTCTGATGGGTAATAGTGACCATTTGCGTAATAGCCTTTCTTGTAAACGGGGCACACGTCATACTGAGCCTTGCACATGGCGATCATGTCATTCTTCAAGATGGCATCCGTATATCTACTATCCTTAGGACCACCCCAAATTGGGATAAGGTCTCCATAGTCATCATCGGTGGCATATCTGATGGTGTGGTCGTAGGTCTCATAAAGTTTGCGTGTAAAGTCTGAGAGGAAGTCAATGTACTTCAATCCGAACTTTTTTATGCACTCGCATCCTACTTGCAGTTCATCGCCAGTTTGCGTATTCTCGATTACGTATGCGTTGTTACACCAATGACCACATAGGTCGCATTTGCCGTAATCAGCTCCATGCTCCTTAATCTTGAATACCAACTCCTTGGTTGTATCAGCAGGAGTAAAGGCTCCATTCTTATATGTGGCCAGCAATCTCCAATTACTTTCGTCTGGCATATTGATGGTGAGGTCACAGATGTCATGCCAATACTTACCAATGATGGTTTGACAATCTTCTACTACCGCATGACGGAATAACTTTTTTCGTGGGTTACTAATGGTGTAGTCGAAACCTTCTACATTGCGCTTTGTCTTCTCAGCGAACTTCTTAAATGCGTCAACTGACTCTGATGGAATAAACGTCTTTATCGTATTCATTGCTCTTATCGTATTGAGGTAGGGTGGTTAGCCCTACCATTTCCTTCTTATGCGACTTTCAAATATTTGCGTAAATCAACCAATACTGATGCTACGCTTACAAAGTATGGAATGCCATTTCTTTCTTGCTGCATGTGGATTCCAATGCTTTCTAGTACAGCTTTTTCACTTTTGCTGTAGAAGTTATCGGCTAGCGTACCAAACTCGTTTTTGCCGTATGGCTTGTTCAGTATGTCGAATAGCTGTTCCTTCTTCATTTGCTCCTTCAACTTGGTTGCTCGCTCTTCTCTAGCTCTTGCAACTCTTTTGAAGTTCATCTTCTCCCAAAGAATGCAGAAAGCATCCTTATCTAGGTCACTTACCATATATACATTATCGATGGAAGCGTATTCGGTAGCACTGACCGACATTCCTACTCGCTGTTCAAATTCTTGCTGTGTCATGATTACTTATACATATATGGTAAACCAAGAGGATCAACAAACTCTTCTTCTTCGAGTGTGATTTCATATTGAATACCTTTAAGGGTAGCATCAATCTCATTTTCCAGTTTGTCAAGTGCTTCTATGTTTGCTTGCTCTGTTATATCGAAAGAGTCTCCACAAACCCACTCTAACTTTCCATCTTCATTAACACCTTCACAATCGATGTTATTCTTTACGAAATGATTTTCGTTTATTCTTCTAATAGCTTCTTTGCTATCGGACTTTTTAATTGTTACTTTAACGTATTTCATTGCTCTTATCTTTTAATTGTTATTATTTATTTTTGATAGTGCAAAGATAGTCATTTTTTACGAGTTGACCAAATTGTAACTATCTTATTTTCAAATACTTACAATAGTTTAACTTTTAAACTTCTTTATAGTCTGTTTGCTAACTTTTGCTAACTTTTTAATCGGACGTATTGTAGTTTGGGAAACTTTTACTATCTTTGCAGCATGAATATACAAGAATATCTAGAACAATGTTCTGTTAAGTCCGTGGATGAACTTACAGACGAACAGGTGGTGAACTACTACAGAGGACCAGATATTTATATTGGTCAAAAGTGTGATGTGCTACATGCAATCAGAGATTGTGATTACATAGGCGTAAGTAAAAACCAGATCATGGCGTCTGTGCGGAAAGCTTTAAAGACAGGTCAGGATTTTAAACTCTATTACGTAGATAACGAATCTGCGAATGGACCTCTAGAAAACAATACAGGATGGGTGGTAGAACCTTAATTCTACCACCTATTTTTTTGCTGGTTTGTGTAACTTGTAATACTTCTTGTATAGTGCCATAGCTTCATTATAAAACCTTGGCAATGTTATTTTGAAGTATTTGTTGTGCGCCCATTGATTTTCACTTAGATGAGCTATTATTTCTGATATACAATTTAATTCGCTTTGTGCGAAATAACTATAATCATGCCCAAGTCTATCTATCCTTGTTTTATCTTTACTTAGAGCTTGAATGGTATCCGTTATCTTTCCTAGGAGTTCGTAGGTATCTTTCTTTGGGTCGTCATATTTTACTTTTATTTCCTTATATTTATCTTCTATTTTCCATCTGGTCTTTCCCGAACTATCTTGATAGTAATTCGAAGGCTGATTATAATCATCATAGAATTTCTTAAATAGGTCTTTAAACTCCTTACTATTTTCCCAATTACCTTGCAATGCGGATTTAGCGTGTCCGTATTCGTGATATTGGAGACCCTTGCGATACCATTCTGAATTTAAAATTCTATCCTTTAGACCATCGAAGTCTATTCGCACATGATTGTATTTGCTCCAAAAGTATGCTTTGTCGCCGCTGAGGGTGATACAAGGAACAAACTTGTCAAAGCTGTCGTAGAACTCTTTCTTTCCGAGCCATTTGGTCGGACTCAATCCAATACCTCTAAAGCCTTCCACGATGGTATGAGGTGTATTGAAGGATAGCTTATCTAAGCCATACGCAATCAAATCTTGATCCGAAGACAGCTTATAGATGTTGTACGCACCCTCTATCTCACGATAAACCCTTTCATAACCTCGGACATCAATCCTTGCAGTTTCTATGGTCTTGATATAATCATTGAAGCGAGGAATCCATCTTGTAGGAATGATACTCAAATCTGCTGTTCTCAATTCGTTCAGATGGGTAGCAGCTTCCATGACCTCCTTTAAGCCGTTATGATACTCGTCAAGAAAAACCTCATAAGCCTTGCCCCAGCCTTCTGTTATGCGAGCCGATTCTACTCTTATCCAAGAATTGACGTTATCAATGTTTGGACCATACAGATTTTGCATGAGTTTCTTTCCTGCCATAACTGCTTCCTGGTCGTCTAATGCAGTCTCCAATTCCCAATCATCGAAATCATCTATTAGCTTCTTAGGCTTCAACGGAATAGAACGAAGGTCTTGCAGTTCCCTACGAGCTTCATCATAGGTAGCCTTCAACTTTGGTTTTATCTTGCTCACTGGTTCGAATTGTGTAGGAGTGATATTTGCAAACTTATTAGTTATGCCATCCATCCAATCGCCGAAATTATAGCTATAATCAAACTTTGCTAGATAACTTTTCTTTGTCCTGCCGAAAGACTCTACAGCTTGACGAACCTTGTCATCATACTTGTCGAACATATCTGATAATACAGAGCGTTCACTATCAGTCAGCATTCCAAAACTCTCTTTAAATTGATGTGTAGTGAGGAATTTTTCAAAGCTTGATATATCAACTTCATAGGCTTTAGCATTTCGCCTTAATGTCGCTATGTCAGAATTATCTACATCTATGTTGTATTTCAATAAGTCTCTGTTCTTCCAAGCAAGCTTTATGGCTTTTTCGTCTCTGTCAGCATGGCGGTACTCAGCCGCGTCCTCAACGGACAGGTGCCAATACTTTCTGTTATCCTTCAAGAAGTATGGAAGTGTTTCAGCTTGCCCGATTCGGCTGCGGTTATTGCGTACCCAGTCATTAAAGTTCTTTGGGGTGCGAGAAATCATAGCTGACTTCTGAATGGAAGGAGAACCATAGTACTCTTCATCGCTCATCACAATAGGTACAACATAACACATGCAGTTAGGATGCCAACCTAGGAAGACAAAATCTTTTGGGTATATTCCCAACAAATCATCACAGATGTCGGGTGCAGGGTGGCGTTTACTCAACTTAATCTCGTAGCCCAAGATGAAGTCAAATTGTTGCCAACGTGTCTGCTCCGCTTTTCGGTAAGCCATGTTTATCTCGGTTCTTGCCAGACGAATAGAAGCGTATTGGCAATTCGCGCATGTAGCGGCTTTTCCGAACTTTTCTGTATAATCAGCCTTTAACGAAGGATAGTCTATCAGATACTTGCTGATTCGCTTGCTGAGAACAACCGCAGACTGCCCTCTTTCTATTGCAGTTGATATGGTATGCTCCAGCTCCTTTTTCAAGGCTTGAGACTGATACCATAGTTTCTGCGAAACAGACAACCCCTTATCAACCCTATTCTGAAAAGCCTTCAAAGCATCTGAATTAGGTTGGAAATACCTGTTGTACTTATCTCCGCCCTTCTCAAAATCATAAGCACGAAGTACCTTTCTTGCAAGTAGGTCCTGCATGATGTTACTTTCTTTCCACTCATTTGTGGTTCCTGCATAGATGAGGTTATTCATCTGTGCAGCATAACTAGTCATGATGCCATTGATGGTTTGTTTCAGTTCTGGATAGTCCTCAAACAAGAACTCTGCAGAACCATCATAACCGACACCATCTATAGCAGTAGCAACTTGGCTAACGATTCTATCATAAATGCTCTGAACTTGTGACACGTAGTTTACTAAGCGTCTGTTCAGAGCATCGTATGCTTTCTTTTGATTGGGGATATTTGGTCTCATTTATTTCGGCTTATAATGCTCGTTTACACATTCCCTTTGATAGAGGATAGCAAACTCCTCATAAGGGCAAGTGCCCAACGTTGGCTCTCCCGTAACACTAAGATTACGTGGATTGGAAACGTGGGCACATAATTTGCAGAACTGAGGTTCTTTTGGAATAGGCTTAACCTTCTTCTTTGGAGACATAGCAATTAACCTTTACCTCTACAATCGTCTTGCCATCCTTCAGATATACTCTCTGCTTCATGATCTTGGATTCGATAGTATTGAGTACATCTTTCTTTGCCTGTGCGAGAGTTTCCTTTGTTATCTCGCGTAAAGCTTCTCTCATAGACTTGATATGATAGTCTCGCTTGTAGTGGCGAATGTAATTATTGTCGATACTATAAGCCTTGGCACATACCTTTGGCTCAAGAACTTCTTTCTGTTCAAAGACAGTTACACTGATAGGGTAGAGTCTTCTAGATAACTTGAATAGCCAAATTGCGATTTTCTTCTTCATAACTTGTGCAGTTTATTGCGTTTATACTGTTTGTTCACCCATAGCAAAAGCTGACTGCTGTACTGCCGCCGCTTTAAGTTCATCCTTCTGAATATCCTCCATCGTCTGCTGAGGGTCTTGCGACTGCCCAAGCTTAATGATAGATTCAAGCTGACTTTCCACTGGCTTACCACCATTAGCCTTTTGTCTGATGGTGATGTCGTAGCTCTCATCCTTAGGTATATAAGGAGTGATGATGTGGTCGCAGGTGACGTTATCTATCTCCTTTTCCCATTTTGGGTTCATCACCTTCAAGAATGCCTTGATTACATTAAACTCTCTCTCAAAGAACTCCTTGAAAGCGCCCGATTCCATGCGAACTTTCAGATGTGCATCAGTGAGCAACGTCTGTCTAGCATCGTAGCCAATATTGCCAAGAGATTTCATGTTCTCAAAGCTAATATCTGGCATTTGAGAAAGCATCCAGAACAATCCGAGAAGGGTTTTGTTCTGACCGCTGACCGCTTCTTGTGATTGGTCCCAAGATACGTAAGATATATCACCATCATTCTCAACTCTCCATATACGGAAGCCTTGCCCCTTCTTCTCCTCACCAACGATTCCGCCCTTAACTTTTGCGATAGGTGCAGAATTATATGCAATCACATTGCTATTGCGGCTGATATTGTACTCAAACTCGCTTCGGATATTATCAAGCCCCTCGTAGATGGCGTGAGGTCGAGACAGGTATACTCCAGGAATCTTATGGATGATGATTTCCTCGCCACTCTTAGTGTTTCCATCCTCATCAACTTGTGCAGTTACTTCCTCCCACATTTCACCAAGATTGCTTTTCCTCCAAATGAAATGATAGTTTTCTGTAAAGGTCTCAAAGAATGTTATCGTCTCTTTGTCGGAGACAATCTTGTCATACTCAAACGACATGGCTTGCATATCATCATACTCATCAATGATAGGGTACAGTCTTACTCCATCCATAGGGGAGAAGGTTTTGCACTTTAACTTGTAATTTGATTCAAAACCATATAGAGAGTTTGACTTCTTGACGGAATACCAAATGGTGAATATTTCACAACTTGCGAAATAAGCTAGTCCACGCTTGTAGTTCATGTTGTCTATATGAGCACAATCGTAGATTTTTTCTAACGCTTTTTGAATTTCCTTCTGTATGTCATTATCGGGAGTGTTGTACTTTCTCTTAACCGGTATAGAGAAGGTAAATTCTGTCATTCTATTTGTAAGCAGTTTTTCTAGAGCAACCGCAATACGTGATGATTTTTCCCCATTATCCTTATCACGAAGGTTCGTGGTGTCAGTCATTACCTTATGGCTTGCTGGCTCGTAAAGCCCCAATAGATAACTCCACAAAGGGACCACGATAGTCCTTCTGCGTAGCTCTTCTATCTTATGGCTGATAGTATCAGTTTTCTTCAGTATTTCTTCGATGTTCATATCTTTACTACTTTTGGTGCAAAGATACTAAAAATATTTAATCAATAAATAGAATTAGCCGAGAAATTTCATATTTATTTTCGCTTATAGAGCTTTTTATGTTTTTGATGATAATGAATAAAGGCGATACAAGCAAATCCGCTTATACCGCCTTAGATAGAGCAATAAAATATCTTATGCAGGCATTAGTAATTGTGCCTTTTCTTTGTTCACGATTTCTAATACCATTTTAGCTGCCTTGTTTACGTCTGTCAAAACAGAAACGATGAACTTTGGTTGCTTTTTAAGCTTGCTGATCCAACCATCTAGGTAAGCAGCGTTATTATCTAAAATGCGACTGCTAAAGCCTAGGACGTTTCCGATAAGAGCTGCCCCAAGCTCCGCAACCAACTCTTCTCTTGCATAGTCCTTTTCTCCTTTCTCATTCTCAAACCCTCTATTCAATCTAGACTTGTGACCTGTTGAGTGAACCATTTCATGTAGAAGGGTTGAGTAGTATTCCTGTCCATCCTCGAATATCTCCTGCTCTGTATTGCCCTTCTTGAACTGGCTTTTAAGAGGTGTTGTAATATCATCTACCCCAACTCTGTAGAAAGCTCCACTTGAATACTTGTCGTAGCGGATAGGGCAGAGCCACTTCTGATAAAGAAGCATATCATCAATTTTCTCGTTTACGTACATACCAGCCGTGTCTGTCGGCAACTCATTCTTATCTTTGAGACTGAACTTATCCTTCAACTTCTGCATCGTCTTAGGTGCTATCTCTTCGAGGTTGGTTTGGCTGAGGTTGAACACATTGTAGCTCTTCAAAAAAGGCTGGACTTTACAGTCTAGTTGGGCAGATCGAGTCATTCCGTTGTAACTGTCTTCTGTTATTTTGTTTCCATTCTTGTCTTTGTACTGGATGGACCAAAACAGAACATGGAAGCTTTTCTCTCCTTTGTTCACACTAGCTCCTAATACCTTTATCTGTTTGAAGGTAGCAAAGATAGGATATTTGAATCTTTCTTCGTCCATCATGCAGAGGAACAGGAAGAATGAGTTCATTCCATTATATTCACGCCCTCCAAGGTTCACTGGGTTACCACCATAAGATGTGGTGAACCAACCCATCTTCCAATCTCCTGCCTTCATCTTTTGCATTCGTGAAATCATCATTTCAGCGAAATGCTCTAAAACGTTGTCTGTCTTCATTGCTCTTACTTTTTTATATGCAGTTATTATAACTTCTTGCCATATATTCTTGCTATCTCATCGTAGATATATGCTCCGCTTGTATGAGGCCTGCCGAACAATCCGAGAATACTGTTACCTACGATGACGCTGTTTGTTTTAACAATAACTCCGTTTTTGATGTGGTCACAATAAACTTCATTGCCGATATGGTAAAGCTCCATCTTGCGATTATAGCAATCTGTTCCAATATATTCTTTACTCATGGCGACCTCCTTTCTTCTGAAGTTGTCCCCATGCGTAATACATCTTATTGAAGTTATCTAACTTCTGGAGGATTTCATCCTTGCTTGAAAAAGCACATATCATATCTGAATAAAAAATACCATTATTATAAATCATGGTAATATCCAAGTATCTTTTGTTGATTGATACAGAGATAGTATTACTATGTGCTCTGCGAACCTTTACCAATACAGCATTAACTGCTTTCTTAAAGTGAATGTTTGTTCTGTCTAACATTTCATTGCTCTTATTGTGACTAGTTGGTTGGACCAGTCGTTACCTTTTTATTTACTTAACGTTTAAGAATTTAGAAACCTTACTAACAATCCCCTTTGCTGTTGAACATGTTGAAGCAGTTTCAACTGCCACGCTTTTGCCATCCTCCCAATAGGTAATCTGGATTCTCAACTTGTTACCATAGAAGCGGTAATTTACACACGCTCTAAGATTACCCTTTCGAATGTAACCTTCGAAATAGTTATAAGCTCCATCAAAATCACTTGTAACTGCTGCTACAACCTCAGCTTTGTTTGATACGTTTATTGTCTGTCTCATTGCTCTTATCTTTTAATTGTTATTTTTATTTTTGATAGTGCAAAGGTAGTCATTTTTTAGCATTTGACCAAATATTTGGAGCATAAAATGCTTTTTGCTAACTTAGTTTAACTTATTGATTTCTAAGGTGTTAAATAAAACCTATTTCCCTCTGTATAGGGCTATTTCTGAAAAATGGTATAAGGATATGGATAAGAAAATAGAACAGCTTAGAAAGGCTTATGTAAAGTATTTAACCTTTATTTAACATAACTAATGTTACCGAAAATTACAGGAAGCTAATTTGACAAAAGATAGTCAAAAATGCCTTTTAACATGGTGTTATGGAGTGTTAATTAGGTGGTTTACCACCTTTCCTTGTTAGTAACTTCCTTAATTCTCGCACCTCATTCCTCAAATCAGCGTTTTCTTTTCTGAGTTGCGAAATGAGGTGATTATATGATAGCTCTGTTGTCTTATCCATATCACTTGAATTTGATGATGAAAAATTCATGATCCAACCACTTGTCTGGGCAAAGACCTTTCTTAGGCTTACCGATGGTGATACTCTCTATCTCCTTTTGGATACGTGGACTATCCTTGCGGTGGCCGTTGATAAAGAGGACGTGGGTGTATGGTTTGTATTCCAATTCGCCTATCACGAGACAATAACCGCCAAACTCATCGAAAAGCACCTCACCGCTTTCGGCTTGTTGGTTTACCAGTCGGGAAGCCCAATATGGCTTAATGTCCCGATACTCTTCATTCTTTTCGCCCGACACTATCATACCAAACCATTCCTTGCTGACGGTGAGGGTCAATATTTTCTTCTGCATACACTAAAAGATTAATTTCTGATTACGATTACAGGCATGTAGATGTTTTCTTCTCCAAGCCAAATTATTTTCTACTTTAAGCCTGTCTGGGAATTGATGTACTCTATCCCAATAAGCAAACATAGAGAATATACTTTTTATACGCTTCATACGCTACTTCTTTTCATTACAATGACAACTCTCAGCGTGAATAACATAAACTCCGTGTTTCGTGTCCACAACAAGATAATCGTGTCCTTCCTCTGTGAATACTGATACACCAATTTTCTTTGCAGGTTTATCGCTATTAGTCAACGAGCGAATACCCTCAAATATCAATGTGCCTACGAGCAAACACAAGACAAACCAAACGGCTGACTTGATTAAGTTTAAAATCTTATTCTTCATACACTACTTCTCCTTATCGAATTTGTTGCCAACAACATAGATATAACAATTACCTACCGTTACACCCAAAGGCATCATGCCACCACGAAAACGTTTGCCACACAAGCAGAATCCGTAATCTTTGTATTCAACATTACAAATTGCCTCTTCCCAATCGTATATTTTTACAGTATCATTTTCGTATATTTCAACTCCATTCTCATCTGTCAACCCTGTGAACTGGCAGACCGTAGAAGGGTCAACAGGAAATTTACCACTATATTCAATAGGGATTATCATTGCATTGCCGGATTTCGAGGTTCTTAAATTACCATAAACCCATTCTCCGTTGTCAAGACGCTTAGCCTTGAACTTTATGTTTTCTATTTTCATAAGCTATTCTTTCTTCCCGTATAAAAGTTCAACACTCTTTCTTAGCACTGCCTCTATATGGTCTCTTTCGAGGTCTCTAGGCTGTCTAAGAAGCCATTCTATATCTCCGTCTATCAATTCTTGATAGGCTCTCCTTGATATTTCCATAACTATTCCTCCGTTTTCATGTAAGGACAAACGACTACCTTTCGATAGTACTTACACTTATCCTTGTAATCGCAAAAATCACACAAACAATACGCCATACTATTCTACTTTTATACCAAATGGAACTCCGTCAGCAAAAACAAATTTATCGAAAACCTCTTCGAAAGATATAACAACAGTTGGCGAATCGTACGAAACACCAGTAGTAGCCACCTTTGTGATACAATCTCTTATACCATTAAACCTATCATACGTATATCCAAACGGCTGATGTTTTTGCATTTCCTGCCAGCACTCTTCTGCATTTGCAAATGGGCGGTACTTTGGCTCTGGCTTGATGCGAAAACTGTTTGGCTCTTCTCTTAAAGTTCCAATAGGTAAACCTTCTCTTTCTGTTAGGTCTGTCCAAATGCTTCTATTATCTAACATCTGAATAACTTTTCCATCTGCAAATGCTTGCAAGATAGGTAACATCGCTTTAATACCTTCTCTTTTCATAATCAATCCTCCAACTCTTTAAGTGCATCCTCAATATTGCCCATTGCCTTCCAAAGAAGGTTATGCTTAGTAGCACCACCTTTATTGTACTCGTCAAGCTGATTGTATGCTTGACTTAATAATTCCTTAATTTTACTCATTGCTTATCCTCCTTTTAAAATTTCTATTAATGCTTTTAACTTCTCTGCATCTTTTAATCTCCTAAGCAAAGGAAATTCATGAGAACAATCATGAGGACCACCTGGTCCTAATCCTAATCTAACATTACAACTACCATCTTTAATATAGTTGTCTTTATTAGCATACCAAGAATTATCGGTATCATAAAAATCTACATGAATATAAAGAACTCTATTAAATTTAGACTCTTTCTCATTATATGTATTTGTGGATAACCATAAATCCCAATATTCTGGAATTTGAAGAGCTGGATTCCTTTTAAATCCAAGCTCTTTTAATATCTTCTCCGTTATCATATTACTTATATTTCTCTTCTACAATTTCAAAATCTACAATGTCAGCATATATAGCTTCCATAATAACCATTCCAAAGTATTTACCAAAATGTATAGCTATATCTTCTGTAGCGCAACCTAAGAGTCCAGTATCACATCTAGTTCCTTGGAAAACTGATAGCCACGCTCTTCTTCGCCAGCGTAAAACCAGCTTATTGATTTCTTCCATCCATTCTTCTCCAAAATTGCTGGCACAAGATTAATAGGAACAATATCCTTAACCCAAGCACAGCTATCACCGAAGAGATAGCCTTTGTCTCCAAATTCAACACCTTCAAGATTCTCTAAACGGACAACACCTTTCAGAACCGTTCCATCATCTAACTCAAAAGTCTTTGATGGGTCTGATGAGGTTACTTTGTAAACGACATCTTTTGCGGTACCACAAGGTACTCCGTTTGTCATCACCAAATCTCCTGGTATATATTCTAACTTATCCATACGCTTTACTCTTTTACTTCTTTAAAGATTACATTCTTTTTGTCTAAACGATATTTAGGAACACACATCAATCCAAGTAGAGGTGCGCCACAATAGCCAGCTGTTCCTTTAAAGAAGCATCCTTCACAAGTGCTCTGTTCAACAGCTTCAAGAATAATAGTTACTCTCTGTCCCACTTTAATCTCTTTCATTTCTCTCCTCCTTCCCAATCATCAGTTGTACCAATTAACTTTGCAGTCTCTTCATTGTAAGGAATACAATAAGAATAACCACCTACACAACCAATAGTGACATATTCTCCATATTTGTCAACATGACTGAAAATATTAGCAGTCCATATAGCATTGCCATCAACTCTTGTTATCACCTTATCAAATGGCTTTGGAGTCCACTTTGGCTTTAAATCTACAATCTGTTTCTTCTCAGCATCCCAAGCCTTGCCTTCCTTTTCGAGAGCATCAAAGAGTTGCTGCTTTTCCGAGTCCGTAGCAAGGCGAAGTTCAATATCTCCAACATCTTCTCTGAATGGTTCTTCTAGAAGAAGCTCATCATTCTGGCAAAGAACTGCATGGAATCCTATATATGCCTCTTGTCTCGATTGGAATATAGCAATATGTGTACATTTTCGTACCACAAGGGCTACTATATCCCCATCCTTGAACTCTGGCTGAGTCTTTTCTACTTCAAGGGTCTCACGATTGAGTTTGCCACCCAAGCGTTCCTCGATGGTATTGATGTAGGTCTGAGCAGCATCCTTATCTTCAAGAGAATATCTTCCAGTTGTACAAAGAAAAACATCATTATACTTAATGTTATTCTTATTTTCACTATCAAGGCGATGCTTACCATAAAAATTGGTATAGGTATCATCATACCAATCATAAAAGATAACCTCTGTGCCATAATCATTACTTATCAGTACATCACCTTTTTTCCAGGCGAATTTGCGCCAGTCTCGCATTTCTTTAGAAGGAACTAAAATTGACTCTCCGCGCCAGCTATATTTCCCATCATTATAAAACAACCAATCTGTTCCACCATTATCTGAAAGAGTAATACCATTATCGTCTTCGGTACATATCTCTTCTATACTAAGTTCTCCAAAAGCATCAGCATAAAGCTTAGTACCTTTTGGCTTATCCTTTAGAATTTCTGCTATGTTAATCTTTTCTTCCATATTACTTACCTTTTTATTTGTTAATCGTTTGCACCAAAGTCCATTAGAGGGTCTATCTCGTAAAGATGTTCTTCTGCATCATATTTTCTTTCTAGTATATTTATCGTGTTAGCTAGATGAGTATCTGACATATCCTTAATCGGTATTTCTCTACCATCTTTGGTTTTCCATATGATTTGAGCAGAGTTTCTCTGTCTGATCCATTGCTCTAGTTTCAAATCATTCATATCAGCTATTTCCATAACTAAATCCATTTTTGCATTAAACAATGTTGATAGTAGCTCTGGCTACAATCAGCGTATTTAAAGATTTTTGGTAGTTCACCATTATATGGAGTGACTTTCAAACCATCAATGAAATCGGCATTTTCGGTACATACTTCGGTATTATGCTCATTCATATATACTTTCTGTGCTGTTGTACAATGGCTTTCAGCTCTCAGCTTACCAAGTGACCGCCAAACTTGTTTACGATAGATAAACAATCCATGCAAAGGAATAGTTCTTACTTCTACTTTTGCATCCATACTTAATTTCTCATTATATGACACTTAACAACCTTGTGAACCGCATTTGGCTGCGATTCATTAAAACTCTTAATAAACTGACGCTCCATTTCTTTTGGAAAGATGGGCTTTGTCGGCTTTGGAATGGTGATGGTAGCTTGAATCTTTGCCCCCCCATCCAAGGTAAGCAGACATCTGCGAGTTATCATTTCTCCTAACATCATAGCCTTACCCTTTCACATAGTTGATTACGTGCTCCTGGGCCTCCTCATGCAAGTTATCAAAAGCGTCTTCAATAACTCTGGCTGTCTGATCGCCATTAAGGTTCTCCAGCATTTCGCTAACTACTTCTTCCATCGAGGAGCCTATTGGTAATGAGCAGAACTTATCAACTAAGAAGCTCTCCTGCTCGTTGATGGTCATATCATCGAACAAGTCCGATAAATCTACTTCAACTTTATATTCTGCCATAATCTTAATCGAAAATATGATGGTTCAACGTTCTTTTTCTGAGGTTTCTCTTAATCACTTCCATATCCTTGTGGTCGTTAGTGTGGTCCGCAAGAAGCTTGATGATGTCGTAGATGTCATTTGCGTTATCCTCCAGATTGGCGCAAATGTTCTCGTCACCGAAGAAACTCTTGTTAAAGGGTTTCAGATGGAAGTAGTACTTCTTAGCTGCATCCTGCATCTGATTATAGTGCATCTTCTGCTCTTGTTTGTACTGAACATTTAACAACTTGAACATAGATTGTTCATCCTTGATGAGCTGATCCAATACATCAGTTACCATTGCAATCAAGCAGCCATTGACCTGCAGGCGTTGAATAATCTTTTCCTGCTTCAAACCAGACGTTATTCCCAGCTCTGAGAGTGTAACCTTCAAATCGTCTGCTGTAACTTTTTCGCTTTTCATAACTTAATTTTTTGTTGTTATTTATCAAACCAGCTTCCTGAGTATTTCCATTCCCACCAGTTACAAATAAAATCTTTTCCTTCTTTTGGATTGTTGCAACTTCCATGTTGAGAACAATCCATACACGAATGCCCTATCATAATTGTTTTGTCATAACTAACCCTCCCATGATGCCCAAAAGATAGTGCCTTTATGGTTTTCTTCATTAAAAATATGAGAATCAAAATAAGGCTTTCCTAAGCTTTTAATGATACAGCTCATACTACAATAGGAAGTTATACTACCAACCTCCATATAACCATTCGTTATGAGTTTGCCACAATTATAGCAAACACGGAGATAATCTTCAAGATTCAAATCTTTGATGATGTCTGCTTTCTGTGCTAATGTTCCGTTAAGGAGCGTTGCAGTTAACTTTTCAGCTTGGAAGTTTCCGACTTTGGAAACTAGAATCCTCTTTACCTTAGGTGGTAATTGACCTTTATTTAACAGTTCCATTGCTCTTACTATTTATATTGTTAAGGGATAATCTTATCCAAATCATCTACAATTCCTTTAAGCCATCCTCTCATGTAAATGAGAGAATAAAGGTCACCGTTCTCTTCTTTCATCTTTTTGGTCTTTCCAACCATGGCTTCAATTACTGCCATTTGTTGTTTAAACGTTTCTTCGTATTTCATTGCTCTATATATTGTGGAGTGATGGTTAGTCACTCCTTTACCTTTATGCTACGTCTTGAATCCATTCTTTAAGGATTGTACCATCTTCATTGAAGATATCAAGCTCTACTCCGTCATACAGAACTTTCTTGCCTTCGTCTAAAGCAATCTCAAAATCCAAATCTAAGATATGCTTTACATCGCCAAATGTTTCTTGTTTTTGACTGAGTGGCTGATTTTCAAAAACAACATCTTCGTATGTGTTATCTTTGAATTTTGTTGCCTTAATAACGTACTTTACCTTTTTCATTGCTCTTATCTTTTAAATTGTTAAACTTATTTGTTGTTTAATTAACTGGTGCAAAGATAGTCATTTTTTACGAATTGACCAAACGGTACTTTCTTTAATCGCTTTTTGGCAACTTTATTTAACTTTTAAGTCTTGTAACTATCTGTAATTCAGCTTGTTTTCAGCATAATGAATGCGTTGTCTTATCAAGACTTCACCTACATCTTCAAGGCTGATTTCTCCTTTCTCGATTCGAGGATTCTCGCAGATTTTATAGATAACGGTACCATCCATGCAGATAACTGGATATGGAGACCCATCATCATTAGGACGATCTGAGAGGCAGACATGATGAGCTGCTTCATTAATACGCTTCTCGAAATCTTTCTGTGATTTCAGTTTCTTTCTTTCCTGTTGTAATGATTGGTCGCCAAGAATTTCAGCCTTAAACCAATCTATAACGTCTTGTAACATCTTCATTGCTCTTTTGTTTATAGTTTTATATACTAGTGTCTTTTACCCCACTTAATAGCGTTATAAATGACGTCTCTAAACATTCTTCTTTCCTCATCATTTTCAAGGAAAGTTGCTAATCTAGCTTGCTTAGTAGCAAACAAGAAATCTTTGTCTTCTTTAATTTCCATATCTATTTTCTTAATGATTTACCTGTGAAAGGGACAAACTTAGTGATGGCTTTTAACCTATCTATAGTTCGTTCTCCATATTTTGCTTCGAGTTCGTTTGCAGTTAAGTTGGTAGTAATGATGAGAAGCTTTCCCTTTTGCTCTGCTGCATCACATAACTCAGAGAATGTACATCGTACATTACCATAAACTTTCGAAACCTCCTCTGTGCCAATATCATCAATATAAATGATGTGGAGTTTCAGAATCTCATCAATCTTTGTATTCAACTCCTGGGCAGTAAAGATACTGACGAGTTTTCTGCAAGAGTCTTGAAGGAGTAAAGGAAGTATATGCTTACCTATCAGAGTTTTTCCGAGACCACACCCACCTGTAATAAGAAGCCCCTTTCCTTTATTGTCTGTCATCCAATCAACGATAGGACGATAATTATTCTCTAGCCATTTCGCATGAGGAACTTCCCCGCAGGTATATTTATTAACGAAATAGTCTAGCCCTCCTCGTAGCCTTTGTTCGGCATTAGGTATTCTTATTCTCACCTTGTCGGCTAGAAACAAGTCTTCTCCTTTTTCGAACCTTTGAATAATTTGATTAAAATCTACATTCATAATTACCATCCTCCTTCGTTATAATCTTTGTTTTCTGAATCATGTAGAGCTGTACCAGATTGCTTTGTTCCGAAGTCTTTATTTCGTCTTGCCCAATTCTGTAGCCTTAGATTTAAATCCCACGTTTTTTCAGTCTCACACCTCATCCTTGTTTTAGATTTATTAGTCTCTGACCAATAGTCATAGAACTTTCTGATCATATCCTTACCATAAGTTGCAACATAAGGGATTAACTCTTGATAAAATTTCTCCTTCCGCTTTTCTGTTGCTGACGCAATCTCTTCTTTCGTTTTCTTAGGCTTATCTTCCTTAGGTGCTTCTTCTGGTTTAGTATCTTCATTCTTTAGCTCATTTTTAGGCTTATTGACCTCAGCTTCAAAATAGTTATCATAATTGCAGATAGTGATGATGGTATATAATCTTTCCGTATTCACTTCTATTAGCTGCATTTTTATTAGCTTTGACAAACAAGTTCTAACCACTTGTTTGCCTGCACCAATAATATTGCTGAGTTTTCCAAGACTAGTTAAAAACTGCCCTCTATGCTCGACTATCACATCATGCTTCACTTCTTTCTCTTTTGCATTGTTGAGCAAATATAGAAAGAGGGAAAGCATTTCTGGTTTATCGAACCAATCCCAATCAAACATGCTGCGAGGAAGTCTTATCCAATCTGCCATAGTTGTACAATAAAACCTCAACTTTCTTGTTTAGCTGCTTACGCAGGTGGAACCCAAACAATACTTATTGAGGTCTGAATATTTTTTATCTGAAAGTTCCACGTTTCAGAGATTTAATTTCTTCGATGCAAAGATAACAAATTATTTGTTGATTAAATAATATTGCCGCTAATATTATCAAATATTAACTTTGATGCCTTTGAGACTGCTAAGTTTCTTAACCTCAGCCGTATAGTGAACAATCATATCTTCTAGTTCACTATTTGTGAAATGACATGTAGAATGTGCCTTCACGTTTAGCAAATCAAATCTTTGCTGTCCTATTTTTTGAATGAGGTTGCGTTGGTAGCCTATGAGGTGGTCTGCAGAGAAACGATTGTCGTATTTGCATTCAGCATGGCAGTTATCTTCATTGAATCTAGTTGCCATGTGGCGGCGACTATGGAAGTGACCGCAGTCCACATCTTCAAAGCTCTTTATCTGCCCACAGGATATACACCGAACATAACCGTTATCCATAACATCACGCAAACGGATATAAAGAGAGAATATCCGATCGAGCTTTTTAACCAAGTTAGGTTTGCTCTTTGAAGTAGTCTTTTTTACCTCTTTTTTTTCGGTTTGAGCCGCTTTTGGCTTGCGGTTGAAATAGTATTTATTCATAACTATAGGACTCTTTAATTCAAAAACTTACGTTAGTTAATTGTTTACCTAGAGACTTGATACACCATCTTGATGAACCTTGCACCTCTAGGTCTATTCTTAAATCAGAGACTTTTCCGAAGGAACGGAAACTACCGCCAAGGTCGATTATCCATCCGTCTTTATCCTTGAAAGGTCTGATAGCTCGTCCCACCATCTGATAGTAGAGACTCAAAGACTTCGTTGGTCTTGCCAAGATAACCGTGTCAAGTGCAGGATAATCAAATCCTGTTGTGAGAACTCCGACATTAGAGACAACCTTTATGGTGCCATCCTTGAACTTCTCCAAGATAGCTTCACGTTCTTTCTTTGGAGTCTCGCCTGTAACGATTGCAGAATTAATACCTTTCTGTTGCAGTTTGTCTGTCAATCTTTCCGCTTCTTCCGTGAATCGAGTGAAGACCAAAACTCCTTTTCTCGGTATTTTATTCTTTGGCTTCAATACACGTAGGGTAGTGGAAGTAAGCTGATCATAGAATCCGCTTCGTTCATATTCCAACTTTAGGGAGTTCTCATCAAAGTCGTTTCCTGTTGAGTTGGTATGCACATTAGACATATCTAGCTGAGTGCAATCGAAGTATCTCAAATCGGCAAGATAACCTTTTGCAAGCAATTCTGAAATCTGACAATAGTACAGAACCTCATCGAATATTCTTGGTCTAGTTCTCGTAAGGAACTTTAGCATCGAGTTGCCATTAAGTCCCCTTCCTAGTCGATATGGTGTTGCTGTTAAGCCGATAACCTGTCTATCCGCGGCTTCGAAGAAGGTTTTGTATTGTCCACCTTTCGCATTACAAAGATGGCATTCATCAACCATTACGTACTTGAAGTGCTGAAAGTCTTTCATGTGGTTCATAACGCTTCCGATGGTAGCAAAAGTTATTCTGTTTATATCCTTGCAACCAACAGAAGCGGAATATACTCCACAATCAAAAACACCATAGCTTTGCAGTTTAGCGAAGTTTTGCTCTAGAATTTCCTTTGACGGACAAAAGATGAGTAGCGGACTATCCAGCTTACTTGCAATATCTGCGATTACAAGCGACTTGCCTGCGCCCGTAGGCAAGATAAGAAGTCCATTCTTCTTAGTCTTGCCTGTGAACGCTCTAACGGCAGCATCACTTGCTTGTTTCTGATATGGTCTGAGTGTGTACATAATTACTCGTTTTCATCATTACCATCCTCATCATCGTCACCGAAAGGAAGGTCATTATCATCAGTCTGCTCCTCAGCCTTTGTTTTTGGCTTTTCTACTTCGGGGAACTCAATACCGAAGACTTCCTTCATCGCCTGTTGATTGACATCTTCCTGGCTCCATAAGCCGCTTCTGTCCCAATCTGGGATTTTCTGAACCTTGCAAAGCTGGAACTTATCATCCACCCAAGCAAAGAAGAGGTAATGACCATTGAGAGCAATACGAGCGGTCTTAGTAGAAGGTAAGCGGAAATCCGTGATACCATTCTTAACTTTTGCTGCCAAATCGCTGACTTCAAGAAGTGCTGATGCGTATGCTTCCTCGGCATTCTTCTTCATTGTCTTGATCTGAGCAAGAACAGTTTCCAGCTCTTCTTTGCGCTTTGGCACATCATTCTCCTGCTTGATGCAGTACTCTTCACGGATAGCGTGAATTTCGAATTCATCATACTTGCGGTCAACAACCTCATTATCTGGGAAGAGAGCATTGAACTTGTCATGCAGAACCTTGATAGGTTCGTCTGCACTCTTTGCACCTTCGCAAAGTACCAACACGTCCTTGAACATTTCTTTCTGAGCTTCGGTCAAACAAAACTCAATCTTCTCTGGTCTGTGACCATCCAAATCTGCTAACATAATATTTTCTGTTTTAAATTACATAAATTCTTTGCACTGCTCAATCTGCTGTTGAGCAAAAAATAACATTTCACCTTCATGAGGTGCAGGAAGGTAAAGCCCACACTGAGCACTACTATAATTTCTGAATCTTTCTATTGCAGTTGTCATTTCAGCCTTATCGAGTTCAGTACTACTTCTGATGTAGGTAACCTCCTGCCCCCTTCTGTTGATTCGCTTTCTCTCGAATATATCTCTGTTGCATATCTTCTTGAAAATATCAAACTTAACTTCTTCGAGAGTAAAACCAAATTCTGAAGCAAAGTAACCTAACAGACAATGCAGGTAGCTATTCTGAGCCAAAGAACGTTGAGTGTTCTTTTTCTTCAGTTCAACGTATTCATTCTTCAGAACCATCTGATTACAGGCTTCCTTGAACTTCTTTCTGTCATAAACGTTCTTCAAATTATAGAGTGCCATAGTTTATACTTTAAAATGGTAAGTCGTCATTATTACCTTGAATAGGGTCTCCGTTCGCATCTACGGCGGGAGGGAAATTAGAAGCTGATGCTGCTCTTGCAGACTCCATAGCTGCTTGTTGTGCGCTCATTTGCCCTGTTCCTTGTGTAGTGGTAGGTTGATTACCATTAACAGCTTGTGTCGGCTGATTTCCGCCCTGTTGCTGATTATAACGAGATTGATATTTCTCGATTTTATAACCTTGAACGTTAGTGAAGTATCTGACTTGCCCATCTTTCTCTGAGCGTGAACCATTCAAGGAGAATGATACCGTCACAATATCACCCATATTGAAGCCGTTCAGATCATCAACGTGATTGCCTGTAAACTCGAACTTTGGATAGTTTGCTCTCTCTATCTGTCCTGTGAACTGATTACGATATGAGCAATCCAAGACAAGCTCTCTTTTTTTGAAGACTTTGTCTTGATAGGGAATACTCTCCGTATTCCCTATATGCTGAATAATTCCACTAATCTGAAATGCCATTATTACTGAACATTAAAAGTGATACCATTGTCACGCATGAAGCGTTCCAAACATTCCATTGCCCCTTTTGTACCGGAGCAAACGTAAGTACGTGTCTCGGTTGGAGTAGGAGGTGCAACCGACTGTCCCATAGCGGCAGCGAAAGCATCCATAGCATCTTCTTCATTAGAAGACATCTTGCCATTCTTCGGCTTCTCTTCCTGTTGTTCGGCTGCATTGTTCTCCGCGACTTCCTTCTGAGGTGACGTTGGAGGTGTTGCAGTTTCTTTCTTACTAGGGGACACTGAGCTAGCACGCTGTTCTTTCAGCTTGTTTGCGTATGCGATAGTCTCCTGCAGATTGAGATTCTCCTTGTATCTGGCGGCAAGTGCATCATAATCTTCTGCAAATAACTTCAAGGTTTCGAGGTCTTTCTTGATGTTATCAACCTTTTCAGTGATAGCTTTTTCGATAGACTTCATTGAAGTTGTCTTGTTGAGCCATTTCGTATCAAAGATGAGGTCAAGCTTGATACCGATGGCTTCAACTCCGCATTTCTTTGCAAGCTTTTCAATCTCCTCTCTCTTAGCTTTCTTGGTGCGATTTTCATCTTCTTTGATTACGCCATCAATGAGAGATACCGCATTCTTGATAAGCTTGCACGTATCGTTACAGGTTGTCTTGAACTCCTCAAAAGGTTTATTCCAAACCTTTTCAAGCTCCTTACGTTTATCGTCAAGTGCTTTAGCTGCCTTGTTGAGTAAAGCCTTGTCTTCCTTGCACTTTGGAATATCATCGGTGCTATAGTTGCTGATGTCATACATAGGCAAAGCCTTTTCAACTCTAGCTTTAACCTCTTTGATATTCGTGGTAAGCTGACCGATAGTTTCTTTGCTTACCACCAGTTGCACATCCTTTTCTTGGAGTGCAACGATATTGGTGTTCTTTTCTTCTGCCATATTAAACCAAATTGAATATTTTCTTGTCTGTTATCAAATCTCTGTTTTCTTGAATGAAACTAATCAATCCTTCGCAGTGTTGAGTGAGTAGAGGAATATCCCTTTTAGGGTTAAACGTATAACTCTCTGTGTAGTTTCTGTAATACGTCTTTCCGATTTCCGAGATATTGTATTCGAAGTCGTAAACATCACAACCATTCTTCATGAGGGCATAAGGATAGACCTTATGTTGCCAGTGTCTCTTGTAATTGCCAACCGCATACTGACGTGTTGTTTTCAGATCATGAGTGCAGAACGGCATAAGGTAATCAATATACCCATACAGCATTACTTTGCCATACATGGTAGGCAAGACTGCTTGTATATAAACCTGTGGCAATGCTCCTTTATAGTAGGCTGTATAATGTCGGACTAGCTGAATAGGGAAGCAGAAACTTCTGCCGTTCAACTTTGCTTCAACACCGATAGGCACTCGTTTGTCGTATGGTTTAACCTCTCCTTCGCCAACATAGTGATAATCTTCAACATCTTGGTAAATAGTGTGGATTTCCATATTCTCCGAGTTACGATGAAGGACCATACAATCAATAACCTCGTTGAATGCTGTGCCTTTGTCAGCAGCTTCACTATCGAATGGTACTCGATTTATCTTATCTATTAACGACTGGAATTGTATCTTCTTGAACTCTTCTGGAGTATGGGGTGGATTTTCAGACCATCCCCAATACTTACTCCAAATGATGTCACTATCAAGGTAGTTCTGATACGCATCCAAAAGCGTCGCATAGAACCTAAACTTGACTACTTCCATAGCTTATGCTGCTTGTGGGTCCTCGTATTGCTTGGTCTCCTTATTGTAAACCAACTTCAAAGCACTTACCTTCTCGGTGAACAGACTTCTTGCATGAAGAATGATGGAGTTACCCAAGTTTGCATAATCTTTGATGTGCTCGATGAAATGGTTTGCCCCTCTTGCGTCAGTAATCAACTGAACACTCTCCTTAATCTCTTCAAGAGCCTTATTGTACTCCTTGACCTTTTCTTCTTTCTGAGCTATCATAGACTGATAACGTGAGAGAATCTGAGTAGCGATGAAGTTATTAGGAGCGGTTGGCTGTCCGTTTGCATCAAGAATAACCGGAATCTGCATACAACCAGGAAGCTGACAGGTATTCTTGCCATCGTTACGGCTTGTTGGGTCAAAAGTGATGGTTCTGATTTGCTGACCATTCTCACTTCTCATTTCGAGATAGCCAAGCAAGTCCAAATCAGTAACGATGTTGTTGTAGTTCTTCTCGCGAAGTGCAGGAATATACACTGTACTTTCACCTTCCTTGCGTGTGTCACGATGTGCAACAAAGACGATGTTCTTGTTAAGCTGTGACAAAGATGAGGTGAACCATTTGAAATCGTTATTAATAGTTCCCCAATCCTGTATCTGAGGGTTGCGACCATTGCATCTGTAGGCGATGATGAAGTCAATCATCTTTCCAATAGTATCTACAACGATAGTATCGAACTCCTCCAAATCCTTCTTGTTGTAGTTGAGCAAGTTGAGGATATCTTGCCAACTAGAAACCTGTACAATACCGACATTATCGTCCAAATGTGCGGTATTAACACGCTTGACACCATTATCAAAGTCAAGCAACAGAGGCTTAGGTGCTGAGAGGGCGAAAGTTGTCTTACCCATACCAGCCTGTCCGTAAACCATCATTTTAACGTTTTTCTGAATAGCAATTTCATTGCTTCTTTTAATCATACTCATTGCTCTTAGTGCTTTAAATTATTAAAAAATCCATTATCTTTAGCTAGCTTTACAAACTCACCCTTATCGTGAACACCTAACTTGCAGTAAGCAGATCTGACATGCTGTTTTACTGTGTTCGGAGAGAGGCAAAGCTTGTCACCAACTTCTTCTTTTGTAAAACCTTGATAGATAAGGTTCATTACCCTTTCTTCAGCAGGTGATAGTTTGGAGTTGAACTTTGGGCTGCAAATAACGCCTTCGTTCTTGCATTCTCCTCGCAGTGGGCATTCAACTTTTTCAAAGTTAAACCTGCCGAGATTATCAATATCGTAGGTGGTTGTATCAAGCTTTCCGAAGTTGCATTTACAGAATCTTCTGACTATCAAGAACTGATAATAAGGAACATTCATTGCACTCTTTTGATACTCCTTAGATAAAGCCTTGTAGGCTTCGGGGTATCTTTCTCGGATAGCATCAATCATTTTCTTAATGACATCTGTATCTTTTTCCGAGAGAGCTTGATTTTCGATACCATCCTTAATGAACCAAAGTTCATCATCAAACATATAAAACTCTACTGCCATAGCTGTTCTTTTGGTATTCCTGTAATTTCAGACAGTTTTTCTATCTGCCAATCAACAATCGGTCTTGTATGACCTTTTGTCCAGTTGCGGGCTGTAGTAAATGACACATCGCATTCTGACATGATGCGCTGAATGAAATCCTTCTTTGGGTACGAGGACTTTGGAAGATTCTCGTAGTAATCCAAAAGGGTCATTTTCTGCTTTTTTCCTTCATTTTTATTTGCCATACAAATAATTTTTAGTAATTTTGCATTGTTATTTAAATATTCACGGTGCAAAGATAAGAATAATATTTGTAAAATCGGTACAAATCATTAAGAAATCTCTGTATTTTAACTTTTATTATACGTATGACAGCAAAAGAGGTTATTAATGCTATCCTTATGCAAGAAAATATAACTGGTTCGCAGCTTGCTAAGGATATGGGACTCAGTAGACCGCAAGCGGTTTATGATATCCTTAATGGTAAGGTTTTGAAGGTGAGTGCGAGAATGGCTAATCTTATCCATACGTCCAAGCCTATGTACAATATCGACTGGTTGTTAACTGGAGAAGGGAATATGCTTAATGATGATATTCCTGCGACTTCAATTAGAGCAGAAAAGCCAAATGAGCAAATAGATTCGCTTTCTGTTATAAATCGTCTCATCGAAATTAACGCACAGAAAGATGTGGAGATAAGGGAGCTACGCCAGGCATACGAACATCTTGCAAGATGTTTCGAGAAGCTAGCTAATGGGGAAAATATTGCTCCAGCAGATAAAAAAGCGATTTCTATATAATTAATATACACGGAAAACTATAGCGTATGAAACTTACGACAACGCCAACAGGCATGGCGATAACAAAGCGTTTCTTCCTTGCTCTTGATGTTGCTATCAACCAGCGTAAAGCTAGAGGAATACGCACTTTTACCGAATCTCATGGAATCAACTATTGGAATTTCTCTACGTTCAAGAAGTGTCCAGATGGCAGAGCTATCAAATCTGAATGGCTTGCTTGGCTAGTTGAAGATTATAACGTCAATGCCGAATGGCTGTTGACAGGTGTTGGTATGATGTTTAAAACTCGAAATAACCATTAAAATTTCGCTTATGAGACGATTTGTTTCTTTTGTAGTAGAATTATTGGTTTGTTCAGCTTGTATGGCTTTAGAACCGCAAGAAATCGCTGTTGGTACATTTTCTATGCGTTTTGAAACGCAAACTGAGCAAATTCATTCGCTTTTTGGAGCAGGTGACTTCGTTGTCAACAAGGATGCCGCAGATTGCGATCCAATGCAAGTTGAGCACTCTATTTCCGTGAAGGAAGGTAAACTGACAGTTGATGCAGGCACCGAAGACGAACTTTCCTTCAAGATAACATCTTGCAGTTACGAAACGGGTAATGTTTTTGCCGACCGAGGTTCTGTTGATGTATATCGCCTAGTTTGCCAAGAACTTGATGATAATATTCCTTCAAAGTGGATTTCCATTATTACCATTCAGAAAGTCAAAGATGGAGTAAGAGCTAAAACCATCATTACCATTCCTCGGTATGATGAGTATGGAGTAATCTTCAGCATCACAATTTTGCATTAGAACAAACGTCCAAAACTTCTCTCGCGCACGCAAGTATATTATAATTATATATATAATAATAAATATATATACTATAAAAGAAAGATACTAACTACGTTAGTACAAAAGAAAAGTTTTTAGGCGGTGTGTTAGCAAGTGTGTTAGTGAGTGTGTTAGCTGACTTTTTGAAATCTCTGTAAAGTACTGATAATAAGTCGTTTAGAGTGTGTTATCAGTGTGTTAGTAGGTGTGTTGGC